TAATTTGATGACCGGTAAACCCGGTGCAGAAACGCTAACTCAACTTACAAATAATATTTCTGCTCAAGTCTCGGCGCAGATATCTAATTTTCAACAGGCTCAAACCTCATTAACTAGTGCGGGATTACTAACAGGTAAAGAGGCTCCCGGCGCCATCGCTGGCGTAATTATGTCCGGGGCTACTGTGGGCAATAAAGAAACAATTGATGCTATAAAAACTGCTGCTGCTAGTGCCGGTGGAGCCTTAGAAAGTGCTGCTGCTAAATTAGGAGGTCTAGGTAATGATGTAACTAATGCGATTAAATCTGGTAATTTTTCTGCACAATTAGCCGGCACGGTCACAGGTGGCACCGGATCAATTGCTGCTGCTGTAGGAAGTATGGGCATTGGCTTATCTAGTTTAGCAATTGCATCTAAAGGTGTTGCTGCTGAAGCGTTTGAAGCGATATCAAAATCACTTAAAGGGTTTACCCCCGGGATACCGCAAAATCTATTAGATATAGCAAAAAAATCAGCTGAACTAGCACAAAAAATTGGCAAACCAAGTGGCAAGCCGGGTGAAACTGCAATGGCACAAGCAGCAGCCGGCCCAACACCAGTGTCAGCAACAGCAATATTAGCCGACGCATCAAAATTAATTGGTCCATTAGCAACCAGTACTGGTATTAATGCTACGATATCCAGCGGAATAGCAGCATTACCCGGCGGCCTAAATTCAATTTCAACGGTTCTTGATAATGCTAAAGGTGCAATTAATACAATACCGGGTACACAGGGATTAACTAATTTAATAAACACTGCAACAACTGCTTCTACGAACGGAATATCATTGTCTGCTTCTACCTTAGCAGAGCAAGCCAAATCATTAACTGGAGTTGCTAGTTCAATGGGGGTTGATTCTATTACCGGACGAATTCCAGCAATTGACGCTGCATTTGCATCTGGTGGAGTGTCGGGCGGGCTTACTGCGCTTACTGGACAAATATCACAAGCGGGATTTCCTACTAATCCAGCAGCAATTCCCGGATTACCTGCAATTCCCGGATTACCTGCAATACCCGGAATGCCTGCGATACCTACGATACCAGCGATACCTACATTGCCCAAGTATTTAGGATTTGACACATCAAAAATAGGATTAGATAAATTAGCATCATTAACTTTAACAGGATTGCCGGCTGATGCTTCACAAAAATTAAACTCAGCAATAAGTGCATTAAGTACTGGAGGAACAATCCCAATAAAATTACCAACTATCGCAATTAATACGTTTGATAGAACGGAGATTACATCAAGATTCTCATCGTTATTGGGTGATAAAACTATTCCTATACCAAATTTTTCAATGAACATGACTGTTACTAATCTATCGTCGGAACAAATTAAAGAATATGATAAAGTTAAAGTTGAAATAGCCGCGTTAGATGATATGTTTCTAGCTGATAGATTTACAACATTGAATGCTGAATATGCGTTATCTAATGCTAAAAATAATTTACCACAGGGTGATCCTAAAATAGCGTCATTACAGTCAGTAGCAACTGAAGCAAGAGCAAAATTAGTAGCACTAGAACAAAAAATAACCGCATTAAGAAATCAACAATTTAAATCAACTACAGAAGCATTGTCTGCAACTCCTAAAACAGTATAAATATAATTAAAGGGATATCATGCCATCATACATTGGATTTAGTACAATTAATATAGGAAAACCTCAAACTACTAATTTACCTTCTGGCCCGCAGGGAGGGACCGGCAGTGTATTAAATTCAATCGTGTATGGTAAAAAATATCGCACAGTAGATGAACAATTAGTAATTCAAGATTTTATTAATGCGATGAATATTCAGCAAGGACAAAAAGTAGGTAATCCGGGATATGGAACTACACTGTGGTCCTTTGTATTTGAGCCTAATACAGCAGATGTTCAAATTCAACTAGAACTTGAAATTAGAAGAGTTGCGTCATTAGATCCTAGGATGTTATTAAATAATGTAACAGCATTTCCACATGAACAAGGAATATTAATAGAAGTTGAATTAGCAATTGTCCCGTTCAATAATGCTCAAACATTAGGAATTTTTCTAAATAATAACAATAATACTGCTGCATTGCAATGATGCTTTAATACCGGTATTTTAGAGTATGATAAATACTTAAAAGAGAATATATATGGCAACCTCATCACGACAATCAGCTTTATTTGGAGTAAATGACTGGAAAGCCATTTATCAAACCTTCAAGCAAGCTGACTTCAAAAGTTATGATTATGAAACGTTACGTAAAAGTTTTATTGATTACTTGCGGGCTTATTATCCAGAAACATTTAATGACTATGTTGAAAGTTCAGAATTTATTGCCTTGCTTGATGTTATGGCTTTTATGGGTCAGGGACTTGCATTTCGTAATGATTTAAATACTCGTGAAAATTTTATAGATACTGCTGAACGTAGAGATTCAGTAATTAAATTAGCAAATTTAGTAAGTTATACTCCTAAACGAAATTTAGCAGGACAGGGATATTTAAAAATAACTAGCATCCAAACAACACAAAATATAGTAGACTTAAACGGATTGAATTTGGCTAATCTTGCTGTATTATGGAATGACCCTTCTAATTCTAATTGGTTAAATCAATATAATAGTATTATTAATGCGGCATTAATTAACGCCCAGCGGATTGGTCGTCCAGGAAATACTGCATCAATATTAGGCATAAAAACAGATGAATATGCCTTAAATATTCCGTCGGATAGTTTACCTATTGTGCCGTTTACTTCAACGGTTGATGGTATAAATATGAATTTTGAATTAGTAAGCGTTACTAGTGTTAATGAAGATTACATGTATGAATATCCTCCTGCGCCATCCGGAAAATTCAACATGCTATATCGCAATGATAAATTAGGATATGGTAGCCCTAATACCGGATATTTCTTTTATTTCAAACAAGGAACTTTACAAAATTTTGATTTTAATTTAGAACAACAAATTTCTAATCAGGTCATAGATATAGGAACCATTGAAGGGGTTAATAATACTGACACCTGGTTATATCAACTTAGTACCGATAATATTACTAGTAGATTTTTATGGACAGAAGTTGAAAATGTATATGCCGATGCATATTTGCAAACGGAATCTAGTCAACGACAGTTATTTTCTGTTGGATCTAGATTTAATGACCAAGTAAATTATGTGTTTGGTGATGGAGTATTTTCTAAAATTCCTGTTGGACCGTTTAGAGCATATGTACGTGCAGGCAATGCACTAACATATACAATTGATTCTAGCGAAATGGCAGGGATAAACATTTCTTTTCCATATGTTAATCGTTCAGGTAAAATAGAAACGTTAACGTTTGGCCTACAATTAACTACTCCAGTATCTAATGCACAAGCAAGAGAGTCATTGGCAAATATTAAACAACGTGCCCCGGCCCGCTACTATACACAAAATCGTATGGTTAATGGAGAAGATTATAATAATTTTCCGTATACATTATATAGCTCAATTATAAAAAGCAAAGCCATTAATAGAAGTTCAATTGGAGTATCAAAAAATTTAGATTTATTAGACCCAACCGGAAAATATTCTAGTACTAATAGTTTTGCAAATGATGGTGCTTTATATTTAGACAGTTCTGATGGTAATTTAGTATTAACGGTAACATCATCTGGTACTATTATAAGATTTTTATCAGATACTTTATCAGCCGCATTGATTTCTAATCAAGCCCTGCAATATTATATTCAAAATTATCCAATGTATACAGTTGACACAGGACTCAGTTCCGGACCAACATATTGGAAAACTAAAACAGTAGATGCTAATAGTTTAACTGGGTATTTTTATAATACAACCGGAACAACAGAGATACCAATCCCAGTAGGAATTTATTCAACAAACCCAGTTAAATATATAAGTAAAGGGGCATTGATACTGTTTACAGCGCCGTCAGGATATTTTTATGATATTAATAATCGTTTAGTGTCAGGCGTGTCCGGCAGACCAACTACACTTTGGACTACGGTTTTAACAGTAATAGGTGATGGATATAATTTTGGTACCGGTGGATTTTCTAATGGAACTGGTCCAATTATTTTAAACGGATATGTACCGGCTGGATCTATTTTAACAACTATATTACCTGCTTTTGATAATTCATTATCTAATGTAATTATCCAAGAGGCTATCGTTCGAATGGAATTACAACAAAGTTTTTCTTTGGTGTTTGATAATTCATTAACAATTGATCAAGATAGATGGTCAATTAAACCGTATAATAGTTCTAATTACTTTGTAAACTTTTTTAGTTCAATTACTAATAATCGGTATACAATTTCTTATAAATCATTAACATATTATTTTGGCAGTGTTGCTGATACTAGATTTACATTTGAAATTGATGAATTAGTATATGATCCTTTTTCTGGAAAAATATTACAAGATTTTGTAAACATACTGACTACTAATACTCAACCAAATTCAAGTTATCCTCTTCAAAATAATGTTGAAATTAGTATTCTTGGACAAACAGTTCAATCAGATGGCTATATTGATGACTTTGAAGTTGAGGTTGCAAGTATAGATACCAATGATAGAACAATCATTACTAACCCTACATTTTTTAATAGTATTACAGGGTACACTGTGGGTAATGCTAATATTGGTGTATATGTATTTTTTGAATTAGTTGAAGATGCTATAAATTTATCAAGACAACAAATTATTCCTACCACAACGGTAGTATATCAATATGCAATTAAATCACAAATTGAAGTGGTAAAATATGAATATGTTGAAGGACAAATATTTTATGCATATACTGATAATTTATTTTATACTTCTGTGCAAGATGATACCATTTCAACCCCTTATTATACTTTAATAGAACAGCCGCAATATTCTGTAAAACCCGGTAGACAAGGGCTAGCATTTCAATATAGACACAATAGTAACAACACAACTAGAATTGATCCGGCGACTACTAATATTATTGACTTGTATGTAGTTACACAATCATATTATACTGCATATCAAAACTGGATACAAGATTCTACTAATACAATAGTAAAACCGGCAGTACCTACCATTAATGAATTAGAATCAGATTACAGTAAAATACAAGATTATAAAATGCTAAGTGACAGTGTTATATTAAACAGCGTAGTATTTAAACCGTTGTTTGGGGCTAAAGCAGAACCCGCGTTAAGAGCAACTATTAAGGTTATTAAGACTAGCGGAATAAGTGCTAGTGACAGTGAAATTCGTAGTGCAGTATTAACTACAATGAATAGTTATTTCAATATCAATAATTGGAATTTTGGAGATACCTTTTATTTCTCGGAATTGAGCGCATATATACATGCTGAAGTTGGATCATTAGTTAATTCAGTAGTATTAGTGCCAAATGACCCAACAATGTCTTTTGGAGATTTATATGAGATAAAATGTAGACCATATGAAATTTTTGTTAACGCAGCGTCTTCATTAGATGTAATTGTTATTGCAGCGTTAACTCCAGCCGAATTACAAATAGCATAAGTAATATATAAAGATTTAAAAAATGGCCACAAGAATTCGTACATTAAATTTTCTTCCGGAAATATTTAAAACTCCTACCAATGCTCAATTTTTAAAAGCCACGCTTGATCAAATAGTAGCGCAACCAAATACTAAAAAAATACAAGGGTATGTTGGTGGTGATTTTGGTCCTGGAATTAATCCAAATGATTATTATGTTGTTGAACCTACAAAAACTCGCACCGACTATCAATTAGACCCGGGTGTGGTTTTTACTAAAGCAAATGATGCCACTGCAAAAGATTTTATTAGTTATCCAGGCATTATTGATGCTCTTAAGGTAGAAGGTGGGTTAACTAATAATAATAATAGATTATTTAATAGTGAGTTCTATTCATGGGATTCCTTTACTAATTTAGATAAAATAATTAATTTTAATCAATACTATTGGTTACCAAATGGACCAAATCCAGTATTAATATCAAATGCAACAGTTTATGCTGCTGCCGAGTATACCGTAACTACTAGTAGTACAACTGCCGGGTATAGTATTTCTACAATTCAGGGACAACTTGGTACAACTAATCCATCACTAACTTTATTACGTGGAGGTACATATACTTTTGCAGTTAATCAAACTAGTAACTTTTGGATACAAGGTGCGCCCGGCGTTACCGGATATAGTCCTACCCAGCCCAATGTACAAACTAGAGATGTTTTGGGGGTAACTAATAATGGGGCCGAAACAGGATTAATTACATTTACTGTCCCTAATAAAAATGCACAAGATGAATATAATTTTTTAGGTAATACTTTAGTTGATGTTGTTAGTACAATCCCGTTTGAACAAGTTAACGGAGCATTACTATCAGATTTAGTAGCAATAGACGGAATAACCTCACTTGAAGGGTTAACGGTAATGTTTTATAATACCGGTATACCTGACGAAATTGGATATGTGTCTAACTTTTTTGATTATACAAATTTTGACCAAAATACTAATTTAGTGGCTGCATTAACTATATCAGTAACCAATACAACCACCGGTACTAATTTAATAACATGTAATTCTACTGCAGGACTAACACTAAATGATACTATAACATTTACTGGAAATATACCATTTGGTGGATTAATACAATATTCTGCAACGATCCCCAATACAATTTACTATATAAAAACAATTGATAGCTCAACAACATTTACTATTTCACAAACATTAGGCGGTGTAGTTTTTCCTTTAACAACAGCCACCGGAACGTTAATTGGTAATATTAATGAGGGGTTGCTAGAAGAAGGATATTATACAACAGTCAATGATAATTTTTATACTATCACCTATATTGGGTCATCAAGTGATCCAATTATTAGACTTGTCCCGGCAGGGCAAATACCCACTAATGAAAAAATAACTGCGGTATACGGAACTGAATGGATAACTAGGAATTTTTATAAAAATATATACGGATATATAAGTGTATATCCTTATCTAAGCGCAATATTAGATAAATTATATTATCAAGACGGCACCTCACAAAATAAAGTGGGAGTAATTAACCTTATTGATAGTAATAATACTTACTCGTTAAATGTTGATGTTGACATCTTAGGTAAACAAAATTTTACTTCTAGTGGAGGTGTTGTATTTACCAATGGACTTAAAGTAATATTTCGCGGAGATGTATTTCCAAGTTCGTATAGAACAGGACAATATTATGTAGAAGGCGTGGGCACTGCAATTGAATTATTAAAGGTGCAGGATTTAATAGTCCCTGAGGCATTTACCTCAGGAACATATATTCCATATGATAGCACTGCATATGATATTGGAAATTTTGATTCGGAATTGTATATTCCACTAACACCGGATTATATAACAATTGCTAGAAATTCTATTAATAAAAATGCCTGGTCAAGAAGTAATAGATGGTTTCACATTGATGTAATCACAGCAACTGCTACTTATAATAATGATCCTGCGTCAATATCAATATACGCTACACAAGAATATAAGGCTAAACGTCCCATTATAGAATTTTATCCAAATATTAATTTATTTAATTCTGGCACTATAGGTAAGAGTCCTATAGATTTTATAGATGATAGAACTACAGATGCTTTTTCATTAGTTGCAGGAAAGGAAAACTATTACCCAGATGTAACTAGTTATTCTACGTATACTACTACTATTAATGGAGTATCTGGTAATTTGTCCGGTACTAGAACTGCAAGTAACACAACAGTTAACACTAACTTAATTACATTAAGTTTAGGCAATACTGTTGGATTTCAAATAAATGATAAAGTTGTTTTTACTGGTTACCCAGATTTTGGTAATATTTTATCTGGTATAACTTATTATATTTCAACGTTAGTATCTACCCCGTCAGCATTCATTGGGTATATCTCAACGAATACACTTACTGTTAATTCTATTAGTGCAGGAAGTTTAAAACTAGGAACTTATATTTCTGGAGCAGGCATAACCGCAGGAACTTATATTACGGCATTTGGATCAGGCTCCGGCGGTACAGGAACCTACACAATTAATAGTACGTTGGTAATTACAACTTCTGATATGGTTGGAAATACGTATGAATCATTTACTATATCTGAAGATCAAAACGGAGATACATTAATATTGTCTACCGCTAGCGGAACATTTGATGTTGTTGTAACTCCGTTGTCTACTACTGCAACAGTACTGGCAACTGACATAATCGGCTCAATTGCAGTTGGGCAATATATTACGGATTCTACACAGTTATTGCCTAAAAATAGTATTATTACTGCTATTAGCGGGACAACTACGCTAACAATAACCATGACATGGAATCAATCAACAATATTTGCATCAACTACTGTTGCTTCAATTATAACAACAGATTTACAGGTAGATAACTATGCATTATTTCCCGGAGCAAGAGTTGTTTTTACAGCAGAAACAAATGATAATATAAAAAATAAAATTTATGTATCACAATTTTCAATTGTGGCAGGATCAACTACTCCTGTTATAACTTTAACTGAGGCAGAAGATGGATTGGTACTGCCTGGTGAACAAACTGTTGCTTTCAGAGGATATAATTATCAAGGTATGGATTTTTACTTTGATGGAACTAGTTGGATAGAATGCCAACAAAAAATAACAGTAAATCAACCTCCATTATTTGATGTTTATGATAATAATGGAATAAGTTTTGGAAACACAGAAATATACTCAAGTAGTTCATTTGCAGGATCTAAATTATTTGCATACGGAATAGGTTACGGGATTGATGATATTATATTAAGTTTTCCACTTAGATATAGTTCAGTAGCCAATGTTGGTGATATAAGTTTTGATGTGTCATTAAATAAAGATACCTTTAATTATGTATCGGGAACTACTCCTATAACTCAAAAAATTAATACAGGATATGTTGAAAATACTATTTCGTTTGGCTTAACTAAACGTAATTTAGGGTGGCAAACCGCAATTGCCCCTAGTATTCAATATCAACAGTTTCAATTTAATTGGGTACCGGTAGTAGGGACATTGCCAGTCTTTACGTGTGATATAGCAGTAGTTGATTCGGTTGAAGGTAACTGGCCTGTTATTAAAGTGTATGTAGATAATATTTTTCAGGCTGCAGATTCTTACACATATACCACTACTACAACTTCTACCATTATAACGTTAAATTCAACTATTATACAAAGTATAGTAGAGATATTAATATTAAGTGACCAAGTAAGCACTACAGCATATTATGGTATTCCATTAAATTTAAATAATAATCCATTAAACCAAGATTTAACAACAGTAAATGTAGGAGATATTCGTACTCAATATCGTAGTATATATCAAAACAATCCTAATATTATTGGGGAAGTCTTTGGGCCTAATAATTATAGAGATTTAGGAAATCTAGTTCCGTATGGTAATGCAATCGTACAAAATAGTGCTGCATTAGTATTGCCTGGCGTGTTTTTAAGAAAACAAAATTATAATTTATTTAATTCGTTAATGTTTAACAGCAGAAGTTACATTACATTTAAAACTCAATTAATAGATACTGTTAATAATACTGCATTTAATGCCTTACCGGAGCCGGCAGCATTATTAGATAATGCGTTAGATATATTAACTGCTTCTAAAATAGATAGCGAGCCATTCTTTTGGAGCGATATGATTCCTTCCAAATCAGCATACATTAGTAATACATATTCATTTGCAAATTCATTAGATATTAGTGTATATCAATTAAGTAAGGTATATAATTTTAGTACAGCAAATTATAATGGTGTATTAGTATATTTGACTAGAACGACCAATAACACAACAAAAATTACTCAATTAATTAAAGGAGTAGATTATTCTATAAGTGCAGATTCACCATATGTAACCGTTACCTTAGATTTAATAGCCAATGACATAATAACAATTAATGAATATAATCAAACTTACGGAAGCTATATACCAAACACCCCTACTAAGTTAGGATTATATCCAGCAACTATTCCTGGCGTAATACTAGATAGTGCGTACCAAAATCCAACATATTTTATTGTTGGTCATGACGGGTCTTACAATAAATTATATGGTGCATATAATTCTACAACCGATACATTAGTTGATTTTAGAGATCAGGTATTATTAGAATATGAAACTCGTGTATATAATAATTTAAAAGTAAGTGCAATTATTCCAATTAAAGAATATGAAGTATTACCGGGATTTTTTAGAGAAACTGATTATACCAATGATGAGATTTTACAAATTTACTCTGAAACATTTTTAAACTGGATAGGGCAAAATAGAATTAATTATAAAAGACAAATTTATAATACCTATAACCAATCTACTTATAACTATTTTCAAAGTGGAAATAAGATAAACAAAGCTGTAATACAGCAAGGATATTGGAGAGGAATATTTCAATATTTTTATGACACAACCACGCCGGATAAAACTCCATGGGAAATGTTAGGATATACTAATCAACCTACGTGGTGGGCTACTAAATATGGTGCAGCACCATATACTAGTGATAACTTAGTCTTGTGGAATGATTTAGCAGAAGGAATTGACTGGAATGACGGTAACCCTATTGTAATTGCCGCAGCAGTAAGACCTGAATTATTACAAATATTACCGGTCAATAGTGCAGGTGAATTATTATCTGCATTTGATGCTATCGTGGGTAATTACAACAATAATTTATTTCAACGTGATTGGAAAGTAGGTGATGATAGTCCAGCCGAACTTAGTTATCGTAGAAGTAGTTCATGGCCATTTGATTTGATGCGTATATTAGCATTAACTAAACCCGCAGAATTCTTTAATTTGGGAGTTGATTTAGACAATTACAAATTCAATACTGAATTTGGACAATATTTAGTAAATGATAGAAGTCATTTGGTTGTAAGTAATATAGAAATATATGGATCAGGTACTGCCAAAACCAGTTATATTAATTGGATTGTAGATTATGCTAAACAAACAGGAGTAGATGCCACCCAAGATCTATTAGATGTATTAAGAGATTTGGATGTTAGGTTAGTGTACCGATTAGCCGGATTTAGTGATAAAGATTTATTAAAATTTTATGTAGAAAAGGGCACACCTAATAACACCAATGCTTCTTTATTAATACCTGATGAGAGTTATTCGGTATTGTTGTATGATAATCAACCGTTTGCTAAAGTAATATATACCGGCGTTATTATTCAAATAACAACGAATGGATATGCAGTTTATGGTAATTCACAAACACAAGCATTCTTTAAAACATTTAAACCAATTAACAATGGCATTTATGATAATATAGAAGTAGAAACTCTTACTGTTAGGGTTGCTAGTAAATATTCTCCTGTTGAAATTATTATACCGTATGGTACTGAATTTTACACAGTTCAAGACGTAGCACAATTTTTAATAAGTTATAGCAAATATTTGGAAAGTGAAGGATTAGTTTTTGCTGAAATTGAAAATGGAATAGAAATAAACTGGAGACAAATGACCGAAGAGTTTATGTATTGGGCTCAGTTGGGTTGGGAAGTAGGAAGTATAGTTAATGTAAATCCTGCGGCTACCTATTTAGTTATTTCTCGTGACAGTTCAATTGTACAACCTTTAACTTTCCATCAACAAAATTTTGTATTAAATCAAAATTTATATCCAATTCAATCTAGAGATTTGAGCATAGTTCGTGAAGATACGACCTTTAGCATAAAGACATTAAATGCAGGCGACACTATATCCTACGGACAATTTAATATATATAATTTTGAACATGGCATTGTGTTTGATAATGTTACGTTATTTAATGATACTATCTATAATTTAATAACTGGGCTACGTCAAGTAAGAATAACATTAAATGGTACTAAAACTGCTGAGTGGAACGGCACGATTGATGCTCAAGGATTTATTCTTAATCAAGATAATATACTTGAGTGGAATAAAGAAGTAAAATATACAACCGGTTCTATTGTAAAATATAAAAATAGATATTGGATAGCAATAAAAATCAGTCAAGCAAAAGAAATATTTGATGAACAAGACTGGAAACAAACAGATTATAACGAAATACAAAAAGGATTATTGCCTAACTCAAGCACACGTTCATATGAAAGTACCTTATATTACAACTCTAATTATGCTAACTTAGAACAAGATTCTGATTTATTAAGTTTTTCTTTAATAGGGTATCGTCCTAGAGATTACTTATCCGTTGCGGATTTATCTGATATAACTCAGATTAATGTTTATCAAAATTTAATTAAAGAAAAGGGAACACTAAATGCAGTAAGTGCTTTTAAGGGTGCAACATTATTGCAAGGCGGAATTAAATATGATGTTTATGAAAATTGGGCTATAAAATCAGGTGAATTTGGCGGAGTATTAAATGATAATTTTGTTCAATTTAAATTAAATCAAACTTACTTAACAGGTAATCCCTCTATAGTAGGTCTTACTAATGGTATAGCAAATGAAGGAGTTCAGCAAGAAATTCCTATATATTCATTATTTAATTATGGCAGAGTTATTAATGATGTTAATATATTACCTACTATAAATGCGGGCACACAATCAACTGTGTTCCCTGACGCTGGATATGTAAATTATAATGATATTAAAATGTCATCATATTTCTATTTTAATTTACCTCAGGCTGCTAATCAATATGGTAAAGTAATTCCGTTATCAAATTTTTATGTAAGAGATTATACATGGCTGGCTAATTATTTAGGTACTTGGCAAGTATTTACCCCTGCTTCATTGGGTCAGGTTATATATGCTAAAAATAATTTAAATGGAACTGTTACAATAACATTTAACCAAACTCATAATTTAGAACAATATCAACCGCTAGCAATAGTTAATTTTAATGATGGTATTAATGGATATTATATCGTAAGTTTAGTAGTAGATCCCAATCGTGTTATTATTAATTTAACATTGAATCCAAGTATTCTTACAGTTACTGGATTTGGAATTGGATTTAAATTTCAATCACAACGAGTGGCTACCCCGTCTGAAATAATTAATTTACCTTTATTAGACGCTGAATTTATTAAAAATAAAGTGTGGGTAGATACTAATGAAGACGGTAACTGGGCTGTGTTACGAAAAAATATTAATTATCAATATGAATCTGAAATTCTAAAAGCAACAAGTAATACGTTTGGTAGTGCTGTGGCATATACTGCTGATATTGGTTATTTAATAAGCGATGCTACGGCCGGCAAAGTATATAGATATGTATACAATAGTGTAGATTTTATATATGAAATAATACAAACTATTACTAATGCTTCTTCATTTGGTACAACTATAGCGCATGTAGGAGATATTATAGTAATATCAGAACCAACTACTCCTAAGGTCTATATATATCAATTACAACATACTGCTGTAATTAATTCTATTACCCCGTATCAAAATACAATAGCGTTGCCCGGAGATGCTATTGCAATATCAGGCGATCAAAATTGGATATATATTTCTGATACCTTAAATAATAGTGTATCTGCTTATCGTAAATCTCAAAATACAGGAAAATATGAAATTTCATATGTTATAGATGGTAATTCACTTGGATTAACTTCAGTAACAACTGCCGGTAGTTTTACAATAGGAAATAATTATGAAATTAAAACAGTCGGTTCAACTGACTTTACTTTAATTGGTGCAGCAGCTAATACAATAGGCGTACTATTTACTGCAACAGGAGTTGGATCTGGTACCGGAACTGCATATGCCGGAGATAATTTTGGATATTCTGTTGCAACTGATTACTATGGAGATACTATTGTTATAGGTACCCCAAACAAAGATTATAGTGCAACAGTTGATAATTGGGGATATACATACATATTTGATAGAGTAATGCAAAATATAGAAGTGCAATATACTTCTGCATCTCCATCGATACAAACTTATCAATTAGCATGGACTCCTGTCATCCTTACGACAAATATTATTTCTACTACGGCTACTGACACGATTACTTGCGCTAGTACAACTGGATTTACTGTACTTACTCCAGCAATGTTTTCTAATACAATGATAGTTGATAGCGGAATATCTGCTGACATAGTGTATTATATTCGGTCAGTGCCTACCGGTAGCACATTTACTATTGCTGAAAACAAATATATTACTAGCGTTGCGTCTACTATTGCTACCGATAATTTAATTGTAGTTGATAGTACAACTAATTTTGTTGTAAACAGTCCAATTATTTTTGAAGGTAATGCAGATGTAACTAATATAGTATCCGGTACAACATACTTTATTAAAACAATAACTACTGCAGGATTAGCACCGGCTATAACTATATCTGCAACATCAGGTGGCGGAACATTTACTATTGCATCATCAACTAATTCACTATCGTTAACAGCAGTTACACTAAGTAGCCCGGTAACAATAAGTACAAAAACTAGAGCAACCATTAATGCCGGGAATTTTTTAATAGGTCGAACCTATCAAATTATAACAGTTGGGTCAACTGACTTTATGTTAATTGGTGCAGCATCTAACACAGTCGGCGTAATATTCACAGCAACTGGGGTTGGTTCTGGCAACGGCACTGCATATGCAGTTATGACAATTAATGTTCAAACTGAACCTTTATTTATTAAAGTAAACGGCACTTTAATTACTGACAAAAATTATGCAGTTGTGGGAAATAATTTAATAGTTAATAAAACTATTAGGGCCGGTGATTTGGTTAATATAAGTGGGCCGTTATTTACGCTAGTACAAACACTTACTACTGAAACTACTCCTAATGTGGGAGTACATTTTGGACAAAGCGTTGCTGTTAACACATATGCATCAGAACTATTAATTGGTGCTCCATTTGAGTTGAGTACACAGCGAGATGAAGAGGGAGCAGTATTTAGATTTACAAACGGCGGTAGTAATTATGGCGTAATTATAGGAACATCAACTTGTACAGTTACTACCGCACGTAATATTTTATTAAATGGATATTTAATTCCGATTGTGGCAGGTAATGCGATAGCAGTTGCCAACACAATTAACAATGCTAACGTAACTAATATTCAAGCATCTGCGGTAAATGGCATGCTTATTATTCAGTTAATAAATGTTGATTTAGCAACAGCAAACGATAAATTAATATTATCTGTTGTTGATTCCGCTACGTTAAGTGAATTAGGAATTAATTTATACACGCAAACTCAATTTATTAAATGTCCGCATTTATTCGGTCCAACTCAATTTGGAAATGTAGTAAAAGTTAACGCTGCTGGGTCCTTTGTTGCAAGTGCGCCAACTGGCACCCGATATTTAGCAACTACTTTTGATTTTACTGATGATGAATTCTTAGATAATGACACTTTGTTTGATAATAATACTACGCAGTGGGTAGACCCGTTTTATAATGCCGGTGCAGTATACATGTTTGATTATTTACCGGTGTACAATGCAAGTTTGCTTAATCCGGGCAAGTATATCTATGCTCAAAGCACTAATGCATTAAATCAAAGTTACGGTGACCAACCAATGTACGGTCACGCTATTGATTTTACAAACGAATATTTAATCATAGGCACACCAAACTTTAGAGTGGGATATGATAACGGTCAAGTTATTACATATTTAAATACTAGTGGGTTACCTGATTGGAGCACATATAGACAATCAGCACCGGTGGTTGACATAAGCAAAATAGCAAATATACAATTGTTTAGTGCTGAAACAAATGAAACATTAGACAATTTAGATTATATTGATCCGCTTCAAGGAAAAATATTAGGTGCGGCAAGACAAAATATTGATATAATTTCTAATAATGATCCTGCAGGATATAACTCTACAACAGCCCCTCGTGCATTAGTATGGGGAACAGGTAAGGTTGGCCAAATTTGGCTTAACACTAGTAATATGCGATATGTAAATTATCATCAAGATGATATTTCTTATAATAGTCAATATTGGGGTACATTATTTCCAGGCAGTCAAGTGGCAGTATATACCTGGGTGTTAAGTAATGTCATCCCTGATTTATATTTAGGCCCAGGTACGCCTTTTGATAACACTAAATATGCTACAAACTATACATTAAATGCTACGGGACTTGTAGTCCCTGTGTATTATTTCTGGGCAAGCAACACTAATATAGTATCTACCGCAATAGGAAAAACGTTAGCAGACTCTACTATTGCCGGATATATTAATTTTCCAAAGAATTCTGGGATAAGTTATTTTGCCCCACTATTACCAAATGTGTTTGGATTGTATAATGCTACGCAATCTATAAATGCAAATGATACTGTATTAAATATAGGATATTCAACTGGAACAAATGATGATCCTGGACACAACCAATACGCATTAGTACGTGCTAATTATGCCGATGATTTTTTACCAGGCTTCCCTAAATTAAACACCACAGATTTACCTACTAATTTATATGATAAGTTACTAGATAGTATGTGCGGAGTGGATGAATCGGGGCAAATTGTTCCTAATCCGTTTTTACCAAAAGCAGTACAAACTGGTATATTAGTACGACCATCGCAAAGTTTCTTTTTTAATAGATTTGGTGCATTAAAAAATTATTTAATGTATGCTAATACTGTGTTAGCACAATTTCCAATTACAGAAACTAGAAGAAGTTTATTTTTAACTGCAACCGGACCATTTTATAATACCTCTGATTATTGGGTTTATATTAATTGGTGGGCCCCGGGCTATAGTGATGCTACAAAATCTGCAACAACCGTTAATATATATGCTGATTTGGCAGCGTTAGATGTGGTAGCCGGCACTATCGCTACAGTAAAACTAAACGGGAACGGTAATTCAGAAACATATATATTAACTTCTTTGGGCAATTGGACACGCATAGGACTTAATAATGGAACGATTGAATTTAGTAGCACATTGTGGGATTATTCAATAGATCGATTTGGATTTGGTGATAATTTTTATGACACCACTGACTTTGATTTATACCCATCTGAAGAAACTAGATTTATTGTTAGAGCATTAAATGAACAACTTTATACAAATGAATTATTAATATTTCGTAATAAAAGTTTGATATTGCTATTTGAATATATTCAAAGTGAAACTATTGAATCTCAAAATTATATTCCATGGTTAAATAAAACTTCATTAATTGATGTGTCACACACGATACGAGAGTTGGTGCCTATTGATGAATATAAAGCAGATAATCAAGAATTTTTAGCAGGTTATATAAATGAAGTAAAACCATACCATGTTGTAATTAAAGAATTTATATTTAAATACACCGGGGTTGATGTATATGAAGGTGATATAACAGATTTTGATTTACCAGCTGAATATGACATTGAACAAGAACATTATATTAGCCCTCAATTAGTGTATGGTTACCCCGGCACTATATATCAGTATTCTTATACAGACCCTATATGGACTACTTCTTCATATAATCAATGGTTTACTAATATGGGTGTCAGCATTACCGGAGTATTAGATTATCAAATTACAACCTTAACAAGTTATATATCATTAAATTCTGTTGCATTTTCAGTTGCAAATGCATTTGGATTACCTACTACCGGTGTATTATTATTGGGTGATGAAAAAATAGAATACTCAACTGTTGATAGAAATTTAAGTGTGGTCGCAGGACTAACTAGAGGCATAGGTGGCACTACAGTATCTACGCATATACCCGGTGAATTAATTTATATAGATTTGCCATCAGTATTGTTACTTGACAGCGGAAGATCATATACTGAACCTCCTAAAGTTATTGCATATATTGACACTACAATTTATCCAGAGCCAATGGTTTTAGCAGAGTTAGTTGCAGTTATGAATTTAGATAAAGTACTGTCAATTACGGTTGTTAATCCAGGCAAAGGGTATGCAGTATTGCCAACTATTATTATAGATTCAGCAGTAATTATCCCGTTTGAAAGTAGTGCAGTTAGTCTTGTTGGCAATACAATTGATGTGTATGCTCCTTTATTAGAAACAGGAGATCTTATTCAATATAAGGTGTCGGCAGGAAATACTGCAATTGGAGGATTAGTAAACAATCAATGGTACTATGTGAATGTGCTAGAAACTGTGCCAACCGTTATTGTCGCATTGTATTCTAATTATGGAGATGCTATTAATGGTAATATATATAACAGAATACCCTTTTACAGTGTAGGTTCTGCTACAGGCGGCTCATTAAATCTAGGGGCAAGAGCATCTTGTGTTTCAACTGCATCTCCAATTCGTCAAAATAATATTACACTTAAGTTTGACCGCACTACTTATAATTCACAAGTTACTGATTGGGAAAGTAATGTATTTTATGCATCTCCGTTTGCTGGATTATATTATAATAGTCAAACAGTATCAAGCTCATCTATTACATTAGAAAATACGCAGCCCAATATTCAATCAATTTTAGCAAGCGGACAGGGAATATCTTTTGAAATAGTTAATGTAACTAATGATCAAATTATTACTTGGTCATCATTTGCTAGAATCGTTGCAAGCACACTAGCAGCAACTGATATAATAAGATTAACTTTATTAGACAATGGCGCAGGCAATAGTAATGCATCAGGCTCTACTCTTGGCTTCTATGTAAGTATGCCGATTAAATTTGTAGGTGCAATGAGGGGAGGATTGGTAGACAGTACAACATATTATGTACATTCTATTATAAATGATACTGATTTTAAAATTTCTACAATAGCCGGCGGTGAATTTACCGGTTCAATTTCAACTACCACACTTACTGTAACTACTGTTATTTCCGGTACAATAAACGTGGGAACTATTATAACTGGTTTAGGAATAACAATTGGAACAACAATTACTGCATTAGGTACAGGCACCGGTGGTATAGGAACATATACAATTAATAATAGTCAAACTGTTAGTTCAATTCAAATTAATGGGACTCCTCCGGTATTTGATTTATCTGCCTCTACAAGTACTCCGGGTGCAGCACCATTAAATTGCTATACTGCTGATGCAAGTAATACCGCAATATTAACGGTAACGTATCCAGGCATTTCTACAGTTACAGCAACTACTGCAACAACTAATACATTGACTATTCCGTTAAATTTAACAGGTAGTGGCGGAACTCAGGGTTTCTATATAAATTTACCAATATATTTTACAGGAACAATGATTGGTGGTATAGATGATAATCAAACTTACTATGTAACCACAGTAGTTGACAGTCAAAGATTTACAATGTCGTTAAATCAAAACCCATTAACTTTGTCCATAACCGGAGCAAAGGCAAGTACAGATCAAATTACATGCGTAACTACAGACTTATTATCAGACATATTAATAGTTAATCAACCTATCATATTTAATTCAATGATTATAACTGCCGGGTCTTTTGTAATAGGACAAGAATATACTATTGTAACAGTTGGAACAACTAATTGGGACACAGTGGCAGGTATTACTAAAACATATATAGCGGGTGATATCTTTATATGTGCTAATTCTGGAGCAATATCTGCCGGTAATTATATATTAGGAGAAACTTATATAATTGTTACATTGGGAACAACAGACTTTACTCTAATTGGAGCAGCATCTTCTGCTGTGGTCACTGGATCAATATCAGGCACAACGCTTAATATTGCCGGTGTTACTTCAGGCATATTAACAATAGGCACATATATTACAGGGACCGGCGTAACGGCAGGAACATATATTACTGCATTTGGAACTGGAGTTGGATATTCAGGAACATATACAATTAATAATAGTCAAACAGTGTCCCCGGCAATTACAATTACCGGGCAACCTCTAGAGGGAACTTCATTTATTGCATCTGGGTTAGGTTCGGGTACTGGAACTGCAGGTGCAACAGGTACAGTTGCCGGCACATCTTTTGGCGGTATCATATCAGGCACAACATATTATGTAAGCACAATACAAAATATATCATCTACAATTACTATATCATCTCAGCCTAATAGCGGTGATTTTAATATTACATCTAATGTAACCGGTTCTGCATTATTAACTAGTCAAACTGATACTGTTGCACTTACTACTGATGTTGGTAATATGACAATTAATATTTCGTTACCTGTGAGTCCGGGTCAAGTTAATGGACAATTATTCACTTTATATGATACATCACAGCAATTTCCAAATATTAGTTCCGGGTTAACTGGAGAATTAATACAACGAACTGTTACTGATACTATACCTGCTTCAGTAACTGCAGGTGATTTTAGTGTGGGGCAAAGTTATACCATTGTTACTGTTGGTACAACCGACTTTACTTTAATCGGAGCAGCATCTAATACAATTGGAGTAATCTTTACTGCAACTGGGGCTGGCTCTGGTACAGGAACTGCTAATTTACCAAATACGGCAGTGGCTGCCGGGTCGTTTGTAATAGGGCAAACATATGAAATTGCGTACATAGGAAATACAAACTTTATAGTAATAGGTGCTACAGCACAAACAGTTGGATTAGTATTTACTGCCACTGGCATTGGGTCTGGCACAGGAACTGCAACTTTGCCTGCTAGTAACAGAATTATTATTGTTAATACCTTAAATGAAATAGGATTAACTAATTTTTATGTTAATATGCCAATAAAATTTGGTAGCGCCATTGGAGGATTACTAACAACTACTCAATATTATGTATCGTCTATTGGTATAACAAATATTATAGTAACATCTACCTCATCAACCGGTAATGTATTAACTTGTAATAATAGAAATGTTTTATCTGAAAGCATGCCACTACTATTCACTGGATATCCGTTAGGCGGGATAGAATTAGATGTTGAATATTATGCCACTTTTCTTTATAGTGTGGGAAGTTTTATATTAACTAATCAGTATACTATTACTGTTCTAGGGACTACCACACAAGGAAATTGGAATACAATTGCAGGAACATCAGCTATTACATATTCTGTTGGTAGTACTTTTACTTGTGCTAATATAGGTACTGGTTTAGGTAACGGCATTGCAAAAAATAATAACCCACATACTTTTTCTGTATCTAATACTCCAGGAGGAAGTATCACCGCGGTCACTACCGAATCTGGTATTATGTATGGAACAGGTTCATCATATATACAAGTTGCTACTACAGTGGGAGGATCAGCGGTTACTGTTACAACAGCAGCAGGCCCGGTTATATTAAATCAAACTCCTATAGGAATAACGCAAGTTGGAAGTTTTGTAATAAATCAAATTTACACAATTGTAACAGTAGGCACAACAACATCTTTTCAATGGAATGATATTGCCGGAACAACCGGGGCTACTTATATTGCGGGTACTACTTTTACGTGTGTTAATGTAGGTGTAGGTTGGGGAACAGGAACTGCTGTAAATTCAGCAATAACTGCCGGCTCGTTTAGTATAGGGACAACTTATACTATTATTTTTCTAGGGACTACTACACAAGGAAATTGGAATACAATTGCAGGAACATCAGCTATTACATATTCTGTTGGTAGTACTTTTACTTGTGCTAATGCGGGCACCGGTACTGGAAAGGCTGTTGCATTGCCAGTATTTGATATAAGTTATATCTTAGGCGGATATCGGGCTATAATTACAAATTCTGGTACCGGATATGCACTTGATAATACTTTAACTATATCTGGGGTAAACTTGGGTGGACTGAGTCCGGCAAACGATGTACTATTAACTATTTCAGGTATTAGTACTACTGGAGAAATAGAAAGAGTAATTTGTTCTGGAACGCCAGTTACTGTGGCTCAAAATTATTACTTAAAATCTATTGCACTAAATCAGTTTGCAGTATATTCAAATCAATTATTGACCGACTCAGTAAGTGGGATAAATTTTGGATTTAATGGAATAATATCTACTACCGTTACAGCCGCAACCGCGTCAAATGATCGATTTACAGTAACCAGTTCTACTTATTTTGAAATTTCTGATCCGGTAATATTTACTGGAACAGTTTTTGGAGGAATTGTAGTAGGAAGAACATATTATATTACTACAATACCTACCGCAACTACAATAACTATTTCTGAAACTGTTTTGGGTACTACTTTTAATATTATTGCTGATTCTACAGGAACAATGACGATAGCAATGACAGGAGATTATGCTTTCTTGCCAGAACCGATTACATTTGAACAAAGTATTGTTAAATATAATAATAGAGTTTATGCATGTATTATTAGTAATAATGATACTGATTTTGCATTTGGTAAATGGGAATTATTAGAATCAGGCGATAGAAGACTTAATGCATTAGATAGAATTATAGGTTACTATCAACCTACAATTAATATGCCTGGGCTAGACCTAACACAATTACTAGAGGGAATTAGATATCCTAATAGTACATATTTAGGAAATCCATTTGCTCCTGAGTTTCAATATGAGTTAGACACTGTACTACAAGATTTACCGTTTTATCCAACCGATGTTGATAATATATCAATTACTTGGAACGGGACTACTTATTTAGGAGCTTCTAATACTCCTAGTTATTCAGAAATTATTACTAGTATTGATGGAAGTGAATGGGCTACCATAAAATTATCTACTAATCCTGTAAATGTAACTGATATAATATATGCAGGTGGATTTTATGTAGTTACTGCTAATAATGCTGCAACCCCTATATATCGTAGTAATAACGGATCTACTTGGACATCAAATGGCCAATATACTCCGTTTGGGGCAACTCCATTTGATGAATTTCCGTATGATTCAACCTCACTTGAGGTGTCATCATTATCATTAAACAGTGTAGCATATTCTGCATCTCTTCTATTATGGGTGGCTGTTGGGGAAAACATTGTTACTAGTACTGATACATATGCTTGGGCTGAAACATACACTACCCCTGCTAATTATTTAAATGTACAATTAGTTACATCATTTAACGGTGTTGCTGGAATAAACTCAACTAGTTTTTCCGGATTTATTTCTGTGGGTAAAGGACAACGTTTGGTTGCCGGATATGCAATAGATACTAATTTAATAGCAATTAGTGCTACTGGATATAATTGGACATTATTGCCGTCATTGACAACTAAAGGATTTAACGGGATTACTAATAGTAGCAATCTTATTATTGCAGTTGGAGAAGATGGATTAATCTACTCAAGTGTAAATGGTAATCTATGGCTTGGAGTTTCAGAAACTTTAGTATACGGAACCTTTGTTACTGGAAATATAGTAACAGTGCAAAGTACTGCTGGATTTGCAGTAAACGATGTAGTTAGATTTACAAGTTCATTTGATAATATTGTATTAAGCACTAGTTATTATATTAAGGCTATTGTATCTACTTCGGCAGTTACATTAAGTCTTACTTCGGGTGGAACAGCAATTACATTAGGCGGAGGAACACCAAATAATGCAGTTACATTAACTCAGATGTATCATTATCCTGAATTATATACATTGAATGATGTCTTATATGCTAATTCAATTTATATAACAGTTGGAAATAACGGAACAATTAGAACATCGTCTAATGGGTATGCTTGGACTACTAGAATATCAGGCACTGTTGAAAATCTTAACGGTATCTTATATAATACCGATGATTCAGTATGGATAATAGTAGGTGATAATAATGTTATATTGCAAGGAACATCAAATGGTACAACTTGGACAAATATATCAGCTTTCCTTACTAACCCTGCAGCGTATACAGTCCAAGGAGATTCATTTGAATCTGGTTATGCTCCGGAAGAATTAGTTTCCGGGGTAGTTACGGATTCGATGACAATGACTGTGGCAACTAGACCTGGCACTAATTGGGATGAAACTATATATCAACATGTTGGATATAATGTTGTTACTACAGAACTTACCCCAACATCAAGTAGTCAAACACTATACAGTTTTGCTAATTTAGTTCCCATACCAATAGAAATTGCTGTTTTTGTAATTGACGGTACAACTAATCTAAGTACTTCACTTTATGAACCTGCTAATTATACGATCAATTGGATAAATTTTACAATCACACTTGCTTCTCCTATATCGTTTAGTCCTGTATTAAATAAATTAAGAATTGATGTATATCAAACGGGTAACGGAGATCAGTTGGTTAAAGCCAGTACAAAAACTGACCCTATTAGATTAAATTTAGTTACAGGCTGGAATGAAATAGTTGTTAATTGTAATTATAGTGCTACTATATATTCAGGGTCTGGGTTAATTCAGCCCGGTACATCCCCAATATCTGTAATAGCCACATCAACTAATGCATTGGGAGATAGTATCACATGTGATGATGTTACTGATTTTGTATTAAATGGTCCAATAAAGTTTCAGGGAGAAGTATTTGGTGGGGTAGCGGAAGACACTACTTACTATGTTAAGACGGTGAGCTTACTTACAAATCGTATAACCATATCACTTACTGCACCTAGTGGCGTAGCAGGTCCCACTTTTGAATTGACTACTGCATTAGGTACAATGCGAGTGCAAATTCAATTTCAATATGGTGTTACATGGACTGCCCCGTTAACGATTTACAATAGTACCAAATTGGTATTAGGCACTACAGAAACAGTAACCCGTACTAAAGCAAGTAACAATGCAATTACATGTCACACTACTACAGGATTATCAGTAAATGATCAAATCGTGTTTAGCGATACTATGTTTGGAAGTATCATTATTCCGCATACAATTTATTATATTAAAACAATTGTAGATGATAACGAATTTACTATTTCAACTAGTCCCGGCGGATCAGTGGTTGTATTAAACGATTTTACCGGCGGTGCAAATTTTATAAGTAGAGATTATGCTATTGATATAGCAAGTAACGGTACTTCTGCTAAACTTGTTTTTGCAGGAAAATACAATTCATCAACTCCTACAATATTAACTTCATATGATGCATCAGTTGATTATTTGAATTATACTTTGTTTGGAGAAACTACTCCTACTCAATATGGATATACTATTCCGGAAACACAGTTATTCACTGGTAACGGAGCAACCACTGTTTTTACTTTAACAAACTATGTGGGAAATGATAATGTTAATAACGCTATCATAGAGGTGTCTGGTTTACGAAAAACAGTTACAACAGACTACACGATAAACCCATCGACTAACCAAATAACATTTGTTTCACCCCCTGCTAATACTGCCCCTATTGCAGTTACATCATACAACTTAACTGATAGACAATATTTTAATACTCAATATGGATTAACTGGTAACACTGTTGTAAGTATTATTGGAATTAACAATTCGATTACCCCGTATATTACTAGTACTAATGTAAGTCAAACCTTCTATGGAACCAACTATATAACATGTAGTAGTACAAACTTATTTGTCATTGGGCAAACAATACAATTTACTGATTTACCGCTGGCTGGGTTTGGTAATATTAAAACTGATGGCACGGTATATTTTATTAAAACAATTGTTAGCGGAACACAATTTACAATATCAGCAACCCCTGATATAAGCACTACCTTTGTACTATCTCAATCAGGTGGACTAATGGTCGCATATGTTGGCGGTTTACTGGCAGTAAGAGTAACAACTTCAGCCGCACACAATCTTAGTACAAATGATATAGTAAGACTTGACGGAATAGTTGGATCTACTCAACTTAATAATAATCAATATAATGTTCATGTAATTAGTTCTACTCAATTTGATTTATATGATTATTATGCGGATACCGCAACTTTTACTGGACAGATTGATCCAGTTACAAGTGTAACTGCAGGGTCTTTTGTAATCGGTAACACTTATGTAATAGTTACTCTTGGTAGTACCCCAACCAACTTTGTAGCAATCGGCGCAACATCTAATACAATCGGCGTAATGTTTACTGCAACGGGGACCGGGGCTAGTAACGGTGACGGAACCGCAATTTTAGTTGATAATATTTTTACTATACCTGCAGGCGCATTTACTATAAATGCATCTTATATAATTAAAACGGTTGGTACAACTGACTTTACTTTAATTGGTGCCGCAACTAACACAATCGGCGTAATATTTATCGCAACAGGTGTTGGGGATCCCACTACGACAGGAACTGCCAATATAATTGCAAGTAGATTAACTATTACAGCAGTAAGATTTGGCAATGTAGGAATTGGAACTTTTATTTCAGGTACAGGAGTTCCGGCTAATACCTATATTACATCAATAGATACTGGCACAGGTGGAGTAGGTACATATTATGTTAATTGTATTATCAGTGTTCCCTCAACACAAATGTACAGTCAATCTAATGCTTATAATCCAATACTTAATGCTGAAAATTTTCCAGTCACAAATGTATTTGCATATATATCTGGTGGATATGCATGGGAAGACGGTATATATACTTTAATAACTACTGCTGCTAGTGCAACAGTTGTTCTTAACGATAAAATAACAGTAACCTCTACGCTTAATTTAGTAAGAAATACTCCAGTAATATTTACTGAACCGGGAATAGAAATCGGAAAACTGACTTTAGGAGGGCTAGTAGTTGGTACCACTTATTATGTACATTCAGAAATAATACCAGATGCTACTCATTTTTCAGTATCTGCAACACATGGAGGTGATAAATTTACCCTGACGGCTGATACGGGCACAATGTATGTAACACAATGGCAACAAACAAATGTGGATAGACTTTGGGTAACAATTAATGGCTATAGAGTGCCTTCATCAAGCTTACGAATTAATCCTAGTAATGAAATTAGCATATTAGCAAATATAGTATCAGCCGATGTTGTTATTATCACAAGTATGATGCCGTCTGCTACACCAAATGAAGAAGTATATTTGTTAAATGTAAATAGCACCAATGAAGCAGTTGTACACCGAGCAAATGTTCAAACAAGAACTTGGTTAACACATGCATTATTTAATACGGCTGATACCATATATGTAAATGATGTTACTAGAATAACTGATTCTATAATTCAAAATGTTATTGCCCCGGCGCCGGTGTCGGGTGTTATTAGTATTGGATTGACAGCATCTAAAAATATCATATCTGAAGTAACCGTGTTGAATAATACAACTAATGCTATTATAAATCCAACCACATATAGTGTAGTATTAGAGAATTTATCCCCGATTTTAAAACTTACATCTGGGGTAAGTGTGGGAAATTCGTTAACCATTACAACACTTGAGGGTAATTTAATTTATATTAACGGGGAACAAATCAAATTTAATACCGTTAATACTGCAACTACTATTGTTGCCGCGGGTAGTTTTGTAGTGGGAATACTTTATATAATTGCTACTTTAGGTACAACTGACTTTACTTTAATTGGTGCAGTATCTAATACTATTGGAGTAGAATTTACCGCAACTGATGTTGGTACTGGTACTGGAACTGCTACCTTACTTAGTAATTCAATAACAGGGTTAACACGTGGAGTAAATGGTACTAGTGAGCAAGCATATATTCCAATATATAGTGAAGTTTTTGGTATTTTAGATAAAAATAAGATGACAAACATATTATATAATCATGAATGGAATCCAATTCCGGGCATTTATAATGTTGCTGAAGGAGATCCTTTACAAATTGCAGAAACTTCAGGTGCAATATTCTTAAAGCAAGATGAAACTTAAAAGATAAATAATGTATGAATACTATTATGGAAGAAAACACTGATAATTCTGATAAAAAAGAAGTTGAATCTAAACCAAATGAATTGGCTGGGTTTTATTTTTCATCCTCAGTGAAGATAACAGATCCAAATACTAATGAAATATTAGTAAATATACGGGGTGATAATTAAATGTCAGGCATAACCATAACATATAAAATTGAGGGGTTTTTAAAAATATATGACCCTAATTCTGGAGAAATCCTTGTGGATAAGAAAAATGCCATAAATTACGAAAATATGTCAGAAGCCCTGGCAGATACATTATCTAGCCGCGGGTATGGAGAAATTTATCAAATGGCATTTGGTAATGGAGGGGCTTCCGTAGATGAAACTGGAATTATTACTTATTTGCCTCCCAATGCAACCGGACAAAATGCTGCATTGTATAATCAAACTTATGCTAAAATTGTAGATGATACAAGTGTTTTTAACTTAGATCCTACTAGAAATAAAATGACGGTTTCACATACAACAGGTAAAGTGTATTCTGACATTTTAGTCCAATGTTTATTAGATTACGGTGAGCCATCGGGGCAAATGGCATTTGATAACAGCACACAAACAACTGCTTCATATATATTTGATGAATTGGGATTATTAGCAAATTATGGAAATGATAGTCTTGGTAATGTAATTACTAGATTACTAACTCATGTAATTTTTCATCCTGTGCAAAAAAGTTTGAATAGGCAAATTCAAATAGATTATACGGTTAGGATTCAATCACTTACTAATTTAGTGACAATTTAAGATAAATAAGAATATCGGAGAGATTTAATATGGCATACACGATTGTAAAAAGTAATGGTACTGTACTAACAACTATTGCTGACGGTACTATAAATACAACCAGCACTTCACAGGCATTGCCCGGTAGAAATTATGCTGGGTATGGTCAATCGCAAGATACTAATTTTGTACACCAATTAGAAAATTTTGCTGACACCACACCACCCGCAAACCCTCTGAGAGGTCAATTATGGTATAATACAAACTCTCAAACACTGTTGGTTTGTCCTACAGACGGTGAAACTACTGCTGCAAATTGGTTATCACTGTCTGCCACGGTAAGTGGCGGAACAACTACATTCGGTGCAGTTACTGTAACGGGTAATATATTGAGTAATAATTTAAGTGCTACTAATAATTTAACTGCGGCAAATGGAATTTTTACTACTATTACAGTAAGTTCTACTGCTGATATTAGTACAGGTATTGCTAATATAGGCACTGCTAATATAGGAACTACACGAACTTCTATAATTACTACCGGTGCAGCAGCAACCACCGGAACAATAACTGGATTGTGGACATTAAACGGCGGTGCTGGTGGTAATAATGCAAATGGATTAATATTAAATACCGGCGGTCTTTATATTAGTAATGCCGGCGGAAATTTATATGGTATTAAAACAGACAAATATATGTACGCCAATGGCGACCCTATATCTTTTTCAGGAACATACAGCAACACCAATGTAGCATCATATCTTACAGTATACAGTGGAGATATATTAGCAACTACTATTACAGCAACTACATTAACTACCGGGGCAAATACTACTTCGGGTACACTGACTGGTAATTTTACACTAAGTACTGGCTCAAGATTAAATGCGACATATGCTGACTTGGCTGAAAGATTTGAATCTGATGCTGAATATGACCCGGGAACTGTAGTTGAATTAGGTGGACAAGCAGAAATTACTGAAGTAAAAATAGATTTAAGTGAAGATGTATTTGGTGTCGTATCTAATAGTGCAGCCTATCTAATGAATTCAAATGCGGGCCCAGATAAAACTCATCCGGCAATTGCAGTAAGCGGTAGAGTTTCTGTCAAAGTTTTAGGTAAAGTTAAAAAGGGTGATCGTTTAGTAAGTGCTGGTAAAGGAAAAGCCAGAGCAGCATTTACCGGAGAAGCATCAGCATTTAACACAATTGGGCGGGCTCTTGCAGATAAAAATACCGATGGTCCTGGAACTGTTGAAGCAATTGTAATGATAAGATAAGGATAAATAAAAAATGACTTATGCACAATATGGCACAATACAAGCCGCCGATTTTAATGCGTTAGCAGGCGGCGATCCCATTACTTCTAGTGGAACTCTTAATGCTGTTTGGGCAGTAGGTGGTACTACTACAGGGTATGGACAAACAGCATTAGCAAATGTGGCAGTAGGTAACACTGTATCAGCATCACAATGGGCAGCTTTAGTAGGAAATACTGCAAGTGCTGCGTCACATCAAGGTACTGCTATAACAAGTGTTAGTGCTCCTGTAACAGGAGGAACAATTACTTATCTATCTGCAATTCCAACAAATTTAACTACGATATATAACTCTAGATTAAATGCCTCTTCACAAGGTTCAACCACATCAAATGCAGTAACAACAGCAACTACTTGGTCATCATTGGCTACATTCACGCATACCGCAACTTTTGCCAACGGCAATGCTGCTAGATATTTCTTTAATTCTGGAGGACAATTGGCAATAACTTGCTCTCACCCAGGCGCTGCTACTATTAATTTATTATTTAATAATTTATGTAGTAATGTTGGTACAGTAGTAATGAGTTCTCCAAGTTCAGGCTCTATAACGGTTTCAGCAGTAACATATAACGGTATTACTAAAATTGGGGGAGGAGGATCTACACCTACAATTAGTACCAATTCAGGATATTTTGCAATGACTACTTCTAATGCAAATGTATTTACTCAACTTGCCTCAACCGGCCCATCTGGGTATTTAAGTACATTTATTCGTATAATTGCCAAATCTAACGGTACACAAGGAGCGTCCGGTGATACAGGCAGTGTAATTACTCTTTATACATTATTTGATGAAGTTCCTGATGGATTTACAGTAGACGCGGGTTCTGTTGTTACCTTAACTGTTCGTCCACCTGAAACAACTTATTTAGCTAATACATGGGGTACTATTACTCTTGCAGGGTCAGTAGCGGTATCTTAAACTAATTATGTCAGGTTTTACAATAACGGCTGGGGTTTCTTTTTCTGGTGGATTTACTTTTACAGAGGCACCTGACACGGGAAACACAGCAGGATGGTTTGGTGGTGGCCAATATCCAGTATACTCAACCGTAAACCGAATTACATATGCAACCGATACTGCAACGGCAAGTGTACGTGGTCCACTTAGTTTGGCTAGATTTTGGCTAGCCGCAGCAGGTAATACTGATTATGGCTGGTTTGGCGGCGGAACGACTACCTTGCCGAATGAACAGTCAACAGTAGACCGAATCACATATGCAACCGATACTGCAACCGCTAGTGTTCGCGGTCCACTAAGTTGGGCTAGATGGATGTTAGCCGCAACAGGTAATACTACTAATGGCTGGTTTGGCGGTGGCGGCGGCCCAGTGTCAACTGTAGACCGAATAACATATGCAACCGATACCGCAACGGCAAGTGTACGCGGTCCACTTAGTGCAGCTAACTATCATCTGGCCGCAACAGGTAATACTACTGACGGTTGGTTTGGAGGTGGTGGTGTATATCCCATGTACTTTTCAACAGTAAACCGAATCACATATGCAACTGATACTGCAACGGCAAGTGTACGTGGTCCACTTAGTTTGGCTAGATGGTATCCAGCCGCAGCAGGTAATACAACTGATGGCTGGTTTGGTGGCGGGATTACGCCATACAATGTTTCAACAGTAGACCGAATAACATATGCAACCGATACTGCAACCGCTAGTGTACGTGGACCACTTAGTTCAGCTAGATATAATTTAGCCGCTGCAGGTAATAATGCTTATGGCTGGTTTGGCGGAGGTAACCCTAGTACCTCAACAGTAGACCGAATAACATATGCAACCGATACTGCAACCGCTAGTGTACGTGGACCACTTAGTGGAGCTAGATATAAGTTAGCCGCAGCCGGCGGTATACAATAATAAATATAACACAATAAAGATTATACTATGTCAGGCTTTACATTATCAGGTGGACTTTCTTTTTCTGGTGGATTTACTTTTACAGAGGCACCTGCTATTACAAACACAGCGGCGTGGTTTAGCGGCGGCGCCCCGTCTGTCAGGTCAACAGTTGACCGAATAACATTTGCAACTGATACTGCTGCGGCAAGTGTACGCGGACCACTTAGTGCGGCTAGAATCAGGTTCGCAGCAGCAGGTAATACTACTGATGGCTGGTTTGGCGGCGGAACTGACGATATAGGTAATAAGTCAACCGTACAACGAATTACATATGCAACCGATACTGCAACGGCAAGTGTACGTGGTCCACTTAGTTTAGCTAGACAGAGTTTAGCTGCTGCAGGTAATGATACAGATGGCTGGTTTGGTGGCGGTGATCCTAACGGGTCAAGAGTAGACCGAATCACATATGCAACTGATACTGATACCGCTTCAGTACGTGGATCACTTGGTTTAGCTAGAACATATTTAGCCGCAACCGGTAATACTACTGCTGGCTGGTTTGGCGGTGGGTCTTACTTTTCTACTCCACAATCACTTGTAACCCGAATCACATATGCAACCGATACTGCAACCGCAAGTGTACGCGGCCCACTTAGTTCGGCTAGAGCATATTTAGCCGCAGCAGGTAATACCACTGATGGCTGGTTTGGCGGCAGTAAGTATGGCCCATATATGTCAACAGTAGACCGAATCACCTATGCAACCGATACTGCAATCGCAAGTGTACGCGGGCCACTTAGTACGGCTAGAGACTTTATAGCCGCAGCAGGTAATTTTACTGATGGCTGGTTTGGTGGTGGGTATGTGGGTTACCAATTGTCAACCGTAGACCGAATTACATATGCAACCGATACTGCAACGGCAAGTGTGCGTGGCGGACTTAGTACGGCTAGATATCAGTTAGCCGCAGCCGGCGGTATACAATAATAATTTTATTAAAGGTGTATTTCTATCTAAATACTCTTAGGAGTAGTCATGGATACACAGCAATTAATTAGCGAAACAAAAGCCCGATTTAGTCACAATTCTGCTAAAGCATATTTAAAAGACAAATTTACTAGCAAACTTATCGTTGCTGAACAAGGAGGTCTTTGGACGGCTAAGCCAGAATTAATATCTTTTCTTGGCACTACTAAATCAACAACATTAATAATAATTGATAATTTTGAGAATCCGGTAAAAGTTAATCGGGAAGAACTACTTAATAAACTTGTTGATACTTATAATACCGCAATGACCGACTGGTATGTTGAATGGACTGAACTAGAGAAAAAACGATGAGTAAAGGCGCATTATTATTTGCGTTTAATAGTCCAAAATATAATTATTTTGAAATGGCAGTAGCAACTGCTAAACGAATAAATCATTTCTTGGATTTACCGGTTACTATCGTTACTGATATTAACTCTATGCCCATTAAACAATTATATAAATTTGATAATGTTGTGTTGACTACCGGCGACAAAACCAACATTCGTGAACATAGTATATGGTTAAATAAAGGAAGATATAGAGCATATGAGTTTAGTCCGTATGATGAAACTATATTATTAGACACTGATTATATGATAAATTCTAATGTTTTATTAAAAACATTTGATACTTGCATTGATTTTTGTTGTCATGATACCACTAGTTTTCTGATGAATCCCGGCGTATCACAAGAAGTATTAAGTATATATAGTTTTAAAACACTTTGGGCTACTGTAATTACTTTTAAAAAAACACAAAGAGCAAAACATATATTTGAATGTTTAGAAATGGTACAAACTAATTATGATCATTATGCTAATATTCATAATTTTATAGGCGGAGTGTTTAGAAATGATTATGCATTAACCTTAGCATTAAGAATTGCTAACGGGCATTGTGATGAAGCACATGATGTTATACCATGGAATTTAACTCATGTAGGAAAAAACACATCTATTTACAAAAATTCAAACGATGAATTTAACAGTGAATATACTTGCATGTTTGATAATTGGCAACGAGGTAAAATCCGTAAAGAATACATTACTATTACAGATACTGATTTTCATTGTATGAATAAAGATAACTTTGTGGATTTAATTAAATGATACACTCTAAAGGATTTGTTATATTGGCTCAAAATACAGTAGAAACTGACTATGTATTATGTGCTGTTGCATTGGCAAAAAGTATTAAACGAGTAATGCCTGATTCGTCTGTAACTTTAATTAGTAATTCTCTATATGTTAAATCTAACTATATTGATAATGTTATTCCGCTACCACACGGCGATTTAGATGAATCTGGAAAATGGAAACTTGTAAATGATTGGCAAGTATATGAAGCAAGCCCATATGAATATACAATCAAGTTAGAAGCGGATATGTATATACCTAAATCAATTGATTATTGGTGGGACACTTTGCAACATAGAGATGTTGTAATTTCACATACTATACGAGATTTTAAAGGGGTCATATCTAATAATACAACTTATAGAAGATTTACTCAAGATAATAATTTACCAAACTGTTACAATGCTATTACTTATTTTAAAAAATCAGATACCGCCAAACAATTTTTTGAAATTGTTAGAAATGTATTTGAAAATTGGAATGAGTATAAAAATATTTTAAAATGTAACCCATTAGAAAACGTTTCTACTGATTGGGCATATTCAATTGCATGCCATATACTTGGTAAAGAAAAAACTCTGTTACCAGGATTTGATGAAATGAGTATGGTACATATGAAACAATATATAAATGGACTGTTAACAGAAAATTGGACTGATACATTGGTGTATGAAGTATTGTCGGATAAATTAAGAATAAATTCGTACACCCAATCATATCCATTTCATTATCATATAAAGTCATTTGCTGACAAACTACTAACTAATATATAATGGATAATACCGAAAATTATACAATATTTTGGGAAGCCCCAAAGTTGATCCCGCCTGAATTTAGATTATATTATGATGATAAGGGCAATGTAATATGCTATTCTGGGTCTAGCGAAAAATTAGAAGGAAATTATATAGTAATTGATGCGATGACATTTGCTATGGGTAGACCCGATGTACGAGTAATTGACGGAAGAATATCAACAGTTGCTGTTGGGTGTATCGTAACAAAATTAATGCCAAATGAGCATGATGGCATAGAATGTTGCAATGAAGATATTAGTATTGTGTTATCAGCATCATATACAGGTAAAAAACAAAAATGGAAATTAAACACATATGAACTCACTTGACGAAATAGTTGATGTTGCAGATTTAGATTGCATATATTTGTCATATGATGAACCACAAAAAGAAGAATTTTGGCTTAAGATAAAGAACATGGTTCCGTGGGCTAAACGAGTAGATGGAGTAAAGGGCAGTGATGCAGCACATAAAGCCGCAGGAGAAGCAAGCGATACTGAACGTTTTATTCTAATTGACGGTGATAATATGCCTGATGAAAAGTTTTTCAATATGCAATTAAATTTCACAGGAAAAGATCCTAAATACAAATTAGCACAATATCGTTGGAAAGCAATTAACAGTATCAACGGATTGAGGTATGGCAATGGCGGAATGAGTTCATGGACTAAAACATATGTACGTGAAATGAAAACACATGAGAATCAAACAGAAGGAGATGTTTCACGTATTGCTGACTTCTGCTTAGATAGTAAAGATAGTTTATATTGGTCAATGTATGATTGCTATAGCACAACATATCCTAATCAGACATCATTCCAAGCATGGAGAGCCGGGTTTCGTGAAGGGGTAAAGATGAGTTTAGACCGTGGTATGCGCCCAACCGTTAATGAATTCAAAGAAACAGTGGCTACACGAAATCTAAACAATTTGACTATTTGGCAAAACGTAGGCATGGATGTAGATAACGGGCAGTGGGCAATCATGGGAGCACGTATGGGAACTCATATGACTATGCTTACTGATTGGGATGTACATGCTGTTCAATGGTTTGATAACTATATTGAAATGTGGCAACATGTTAAAGATGAAGATCCATTAATATTGTCAGAAACATATGGCATTGAATTAAAAACAAAATTAGGACTACCGATGTGTATATTAGATGCAGACCAAAGCCAGTTTTTCAAACGACACTATAATGCTGATAAGTACAATGTTGGTCCATTGGTAACCGAGATGGATGTAATAAGAAAGATTGAAGGATGGTAGATAGAAATATGCGTTCAGATGCTAGTGAATCTAAAAGAATTCAAGATATTAAAATAAAAATTGAAACTGAAGTTGGTTCCACCTATTGTTTAGCCAAATGGCATCATGTAACCATGTATTTGCAAACAGGAGAGACACATAGTTGTTATCACCCAAAACCTCATAAAATTCCATTACATGAATTAATTAATAATCCGTCAGCCTTACATAATACTGAACAAAAAAAAACTGAACGTAAATTAATGTTGGAAGGCAAAAAGCCTTCCGGGTGCCAATACTGTTGGAATATTGAGGCTATGGGCCCAGACTACATTAGTGATAGACATATACGTAACGGGAGTATTTTTACAGAAGAACGGTATGAACAAACAGTTAAAGGACCATGGAATCAAAATATTAATCCAGAGTACTTAGAAATAAATTTTGGTAATGAGTGTAATTTTAAATGTGGATACTGTCATCCAAAGTATTCTAGTAGATATTTTAATGAAATTAAAGAGTATGGCCCGGTTACTACCGTAACTAATCACAGATGTGATATTAATTGGATGACATTATATCAACGAGAAGAAGAAAATCCGTATGTAGATGCATTTTGGAAGTGGTGGCCTGACTTACGCAAAACATTGAATATAATGCGTGTAACTGGAGGTGAACCCACGATGCATCGTAGCACCTGGCAATTATTAGATACTTTGGAACAAGATCCCGCGCCTTGGTTAGAATTAAATATCAATAGTAACTTAGGTACAAAAACTATATTATTTGAAAGATTGAGCGATACTGTAAAAAAATTATGTGATACAAAAAAGTTAAAATCTTTTATGTTATTTACAAGTTTAGATACCTGGGGTGACAATGCTGAATATATACGGACCGGACTAGATTTAAAATTATGGGAAACTAATTTTCATACATATTTAACTAAAACTGATAGTCCTATATCATTTATGATAACATTTAATATCTTTAGTGTAACTACATTTACATCTTTGTTGCAGAAACTATTAGAATGGCGAGAACAATATCCATGGTATAATCATAGAAATAGTCATAGAATTAGGTTTGACACTCCGTACCTTCGGGAACCAATTCAATATGATATGAATATATTACCTAAGGAAGATTTTATGCCATATATGTATGCATCATTAAAGTTTATGCAAGATAATGTAGATGACACCGCTAGCAATAAATTTACTACCATTGAATATGAAAAATTTAAACGTGTAGTTGATTATATGGCTGAAACCTTTTACCCCGAAAGTAAATTGATAGAAGGTCGTAGAGATTTTTATAATTGGGTTAATGAATTAGATGAACGCCGCGACACTGATATGTTAAAAATATTTCCTGAGATGTTATCTTTTTATAAACTATGTCAAACTATAAATCAACTTAATCCATTATGAAAACTCTTGATCAAAATGTTATTTGTCTGATGCCATGGATCCATACACATATATGGCCCAATGGTGATGCATTTCCTTGCTGCATGAGTGATTCCAAAGAAGTATTTGGAAATGTTCATAAAGAATCTCTTACTAACTTAATGAATAATAACAACTACAAAACGATAAGAAAACAAATGCTTAACGGAGAAAAACCCACAGCATGTTCACGATGTTATGAGTTAGAAGACACCGCAGACGCTAAGACATTGCGTATAACCAGTTTACAAGTTTTTAAACATTATTTACCTTACTTAACTGAAACTAAAGAAGATGGCAGCATTAATGACTTTAAAATGAGATACTTAGATATTAGATTCAGTAATTTGTGCAACATGAAGTGTAGAACCTGTGGGCCCAATTTAAGTAGTACTTGGTATGATGACCAAATAAAAATACATCCAAACTATATAACATCTAAATTCATTGATTTAAAATCTAACCCCAATTTCATGGATGAGTTGATGCCACATTTAGATACAATAGAAGAAGTATATTTTGCTGGTGGTGAAGCATTAATAACACCTCAACACTATGAGATTTTAGATTATTGGTTATTAAATGGTCGTACAGATATTAAATTACGATATACTACTAATTTTAGCAATTTTCGGTTTAAAAATCGTTCTATATTGGATTATTGGAAAAAATTTAAGGATGTTAGAGTTGCTGCTAGTTTGGACACACATGGTAAACTTGCTGAATATGCAAGAAAAGGAACTAATTGGGATGATATTGTGTTGAATCGACAACAAATGTTACTAATTTGTCCTGACGTTTATTTTGAAATTACCCCTACAGTCAGTATTTTTAGTGTACATAGTTTATTTGAATTTCACCGATCTTGGGTAGAGCAGGGCTTAGTTAATATAAATAGTATACGGATTAATATCCTAACACATCCTCGCTATTTTTCAATTACTATTTTACCAAATAGTGAAAAAGAAAAGATTAGAGAAATTTACGCTGAGTATACTCACTGGTTAATTAGCAACAACGCAGCCAAAAGTGTAATACATGCTGTTAACGGAATTATAAATTATATGGATAGTGCCGACCATACTATTTTATTACCGGAATTTAAAAACCAAATTAAACTTATTGATAATATTAGAAATGAAAATTTTGCAGGACTTTACAATTGGATACAAAATATATGACATCTTTTAACGAAGTGCAGAATGAAGTTGCACCAAACTTATCACCCAATTCAAAAATCCATTGGTTAATTAATAATCAATCTAAGTTTTGTACGTTGCCATGGATAAATTTAAACACTAATACAAATGGTAATTTAAAATTATGCTGTAGTATACAAGAGAATACTTTTATTTTAAATGATGACGAAATTCCATTTAATTTTGGATATCATAATATAGAAGATATATGGAATAGTTCTTATATGAAATTAGTACGTAATAATACTAAAACTAATGTAAACGTGTTAGAATGCGAAGAGTGCTATTCAATAGAAAAATTTTCAGGTCACAGCCCTAGGATAGGACAAAATAAACTATGGGGAGACAAACTATATACTGATAACTCATTGTCTACCGCGTTGAATGCAGTATTAGAAAAAGATGATAGTAATAATCATTTAACGCAGCTGCCGGTTAGTTTGGAACTTAGGCTAGGTAATCAATGTAATTTACAATGTATAACATGTTGGGGAATGAGTAGTTCATTATTACATCAAGAAAGGTCTGAATACTTAGATAAGAACTATCTAGATAGTGATTCGTTGAGTTGGTTAAAACATAAGTGGGAAAAAGACCGAATTAATGTAGAATCAACTGATGTTCGTAATTGGTTTGAAACGGATATATTTTATAATAACTTTAAAAAAATTGCTACAAATCTACGTAGATTATACACGACTGGAGGCGAACCCACATTAATTAAAGCTAATTATAAAATGTTTGATATGTTGCTAGATGCTAATAATACAACATGTAAGATAGAGTTTACTAGTAATATGACAAGCTGGAATCATTCATTTTATAGTAAATTAGAAAAATTTGAAAATGTTGAAATACAAATGAGTATTGATGGAATTGGTAAAGTTGGGGAATATATAAGATATCCAACTGATTTTACTAAGGTTAGAGAAAATATTGACAAGGTTGTTGCATTATCTTCTACTAGACCGGGCTGGACAATTAACTGTTATACGGTACTACAAGCACTAAATTTTAAACAAGTAATGCCTATTTGGAGTGTATTATATATGCTATCACTTAAATATAATAAAAACATTGGATGGTGGCCAATAACATTAGTGCATCCAAATCATTTAGCATTACATGCAATACCATATGATATTAGAGAAAACTTTATTAAACAAGTTACTACACAATCAAAAAATTTCAGAATATCCTATGAAGGACAACCAAATAGATTTGTAATATCATCTCATACATTTGATACATATAAAAATGCTGTACTTAATTCTCCCTATGATGAAACTTTTAATAGTCAACTAAAATCTTTTATTGAATTTAATGATAAACATCGTAAGTTAAATGGGGTTGAATTATTTAAGGATATAATATGATAGATAGATTAATAGCAATTAAACCAATGCATAGTCCTTATATTAGTATTACATGGCAGGTAAGTGATTTTTGTAATTTTAAATGTAGTTATTGCAATCCGGGTAATTGGGCTGGAAAAAATATAAAAAAAAACTCTGAGGAAGATTTAGATAAGATAAAACAAAATTTAAATATAATATTTTTATCCTATGAGACTAGAGGATATAAAGGATTTAAATTTTTTTTTAGCGGAGGAGAGCCTACTATTTGGCCACATTTACTTCCGCTTATTGAGTGGTTAAAACAACGACTAGATGATCCTCAAATTGGAATTAACACAAATTTAAGTACTAGTACAGCCTGGTGGAAAGAAAATTATCACTTGTTTCACGATGTAGTTGCTAGTTATCATATTGATTTTGCAAATACCCCTAGGTACTTAGATAATTTGCTTTTTTTACAAGACAAAGTAAATTACTTATGTAGTAGAATGATGATGCAAGAAAATAGATTTGATGAAGTGATTTTATTTGGGGAAAAAGTAAAAAAAATGTTGCAAAATTATAATTTAGAATGGGTACCGTTGTTTGATGACATTAATATAAATGTAGGACCATGGAAATATAGTGAGCCTAGGATGTATGAATTTTTTAAATCTCATAGTTTTGAATCACAAACTGCAATCAATAAACCAGTTGGAAGTAAATGGAAAATGGCTAGTAAAGAAATTTATAGTTCAGGAAATGAAAAAACATTAAATGGTAATAGAATTGTTGCAGAACGTAATAACTTTTTTTTAGGATGGAAATGTTATGTTGATGAAAGTTTATTTATAAATAATACAGGATACATTACCGCCGCGAGCTGCGGTCAAGGACCCTCATTGGGAAATATATATAACATTGTTAATTTAATAGCCGAACCAATCATTTGTAAAAAACATCAATGTACTTGCGGAACTGATATACTTATAACAAAGGAAATTTAAATGGATGACACTTTATATTGTGCATTAGCGTCAAACTCTATAAGTTTTGGTGCCAATGGTTCAATAAGACCGTGCTGTGCAGTAGATACTAATTATTGGAACGACCGTAATGTAAAACCAACTTCTGTAATGCTACAGGATAATAGTATAATTAAATGGGTCAATAGTAATGCATTAGTATCCTTGAGGTCAAAATTGTTAAATAACCAATGGGATCCTATATGTAATTTGTGCCGCGGTCGGGAACGACATGGACAAGAAAGTACTAGACAAATATTTAATAATACATTACAACAACTAGAAAACACATCAAATAAAAACTTGCATGTTTATGAATCTGTACTTCCTGATTTATCTAATATATTTTTATTAGATATAACTGTGGGAAATACATGTAACAGTGCATGTTTGATGTGTAATGCCTCTGCTAGTTCACTTTGGAAAAAAGAACAAGAAATCATAACCGGCAAAAAAATAAATTGGATTACCCCGGACTGGTTTACAGAAGAACAAATACCAAACTTGATTGATAATTTACCCAATCTTAGTGCTATACAGTTTTTGGGCGGTGAACCCACAATTAATGAACCACATATATTTTTATTAAAACGATTAATTTCTCAAGGTAGAGCAAAAAACATAACCTTAGGATATGTAACTAATTTGACAGGCGTATCAGATGAATTAGTAGAGTTATGGAGTCATTTTAGTACTAAGCACATTACTATTAGTATAGATGGCGTAGGGCCGGTCAATGAATATATCAGATATCCTTTTACATGGAAAAAAGTAGTATCACAATTGGAAAATTTAAAAGAAATTTCAAACATTCAAGGAAACTATCACATTGGGCTAAGTCATACTGTAATTTCGTTAAACCTACTTACATTGGATACGTTAATTGATTGGTGGGAAACTCAACTTGAAACTAATTCTAATATGTTAAAAAGTTTACCACATATTCAATGTGTTAATAATCCTGGTTATTTTGACCCAGTATATATGCCTGACGAGATGAAAGAAAAAGCTAGAGAAACTTTACTCAGATTAATTAAGTTAGCAGATGACCGTCATTTGGGTGAAAAATATTCATCTGTTATTAATCATATTGCTACCTCAGTAATATATAATCAGGTTGATCCTAAAATACAATTATCTAAATGGATAGAAATGCAAAATTTTATTCAATCATTAGATAAACATAGAAACCGGAATATATTTAATTATATTCCGTACCTTAAGGAATATTGGATATAAGATGACATATAAAATGTTGAATGTTGATCAATTTTATTATCTTGATAATATTAAAGAATTGAGAACAGGTTCTGTTTGGTTACAACATCTATGTGTGTTTGTAGATAGTGATTATTATTATTATGAATTTAAAGACGGTACTGCTTTTGTAAGATTCCCTATAGAAGAATTAATCCCGATTGACGACTTACAAAGAATAAAAAATAAAGAAATTAAATTAATTATTAATAATAGCCATGAATCATTCCATCATATTATTCCGGGCATATATGAGGCATTAATTGTAAAATCTAAGTTACCGCCCGAACAAATTATATTTATGTCCGAATCGGCAAGTATTTTAGATGAAATTAAAAAATATAGTACCTTATATAATGTAGCAGATATGAAGTGTGTATGGACACGAATTATGGAATTTGATATACAATCTACTAAAAAAGTAATGATAGCCTCAAACTTGACTGGACCTCGTACCCTACAAAATAAAATATATATTAAAAAATTTATTAATTTTAATAGAAGATGGCGGCTTCATAGACCGGTATTGGTTGGATTATTATACGCTACTAAATTAATAAATGAGGGTTATGTTAGCCTGGCGTTAAGCGATGATAATAGATCTTGGGAAACAGTTTGGCCATCTATGTTACAATATCATGCTAATACTCCTGGTATAACCTCTTTATTAAAAAATAATGAAAATGAAATATTAAATTTACCCGGACTATATATAGATACTGATGAATTAATTAATAATAGGGCTGAGTTTGTCAATTCTACTAATTATTTGTATGAAGATACTTATTTTAGTGTTGTGTCAGAAACCAATTATTATACTAGTAATGTTGGTGAAAATGGACATCCTACAATGAGTTACCACGGCGGCGGTGTACATTTAACTGAAAAAACATTTAAAACTATAGTAAATATGCATCCGGCAATTCTTGTATCACCTCCGCATTCATTAATTAAATTAAGAGAATTAGGATATAAGACATTTTCTCCATGGATTGATGAAAGTTATGATTTGGAATTAAATGATTCTGAACGCATGTTAAAAATACTAGCAGAAATAAAAAGGTTATGTGAATTAACTCCAACTGAGTTATCAGAGTTTTTGATTAACCTCAAACCAATTTGTACGTTTAATAAGCACGTATTGTTAACTCAAACAATGTTTACTACTTCATTAAATTAATTATGAAAAAATTATTTGTTGCCGGATGTAGTTTTAGTGATTATACTGGTGTGGATCATGTATACGGTGAATTTTTAGCAACTAAACTAAATTATGAATATATTCATGAAGGGGCGGGATGCGGAAGTAACTGGAGAATATGGAGAACGATTACTAATCATGTTTTGTCAGGTAATCTTACGTCGGATGATTTGTTAATAATTCAATATACTGCCATGACACGGAATGAGTTTTGGACCGCACTGAATCAACCACTTGAGACTATTAGAAATTCCGACTATTCTCACGCGGCGCAAAGAAAATTTATTGACTTTCGCTCGCAGAATCGAAATATTACCTGGGTGCCCTTAGTAGACACAGGACCCGACTCTGGTCATATTATACGATACAAAATAGGAGCTGAAAAATGGCAAAATAATAAACAAGAATGTGAATTTTTTGAAATGTATGAAAAATATTTTGTCAATGGGCATTTTTGTAAAGAACAATTTAAAATTCAACATTACATGTTTCAAACAATGTTAATCCGTAATAACATAAAAACTGTATTTACTAACTCATATCGGCAAGGATGTGGACTATTTATGTGTTTGCCTGAATTTACTCCGTATATGTTTACTGACCCGTTACCATATAGTGAGTGTATGCAATATGATTTAAACTCGGGCGACATAGGTCACTTGAATTTAAACGGTCATGAAATTTATGCAAATTGGTTATATTCCCATATAACTTCATGTGACTGGTCTTAATTTAAAATACGAGTAATTGTAGCCTTTCCAAAATTACGTTTTCTACCAAAATATATATTTTCTAAAAAATGGTCTTCACTTATAGTTGTATCCTCAGAGGTGTCAAACTGATACCAGGTGGCCTCTTTTAATTCCTTAGAATCTTGAATATACCCTAAAAAATCATAGTTAAATTTACATTTAATTGGAAAAGAACACAAATCTTGGTAATCAATTACATAGTTTCTTTGGAATAATAAAAGTTCTTTTTTTATATTTGCTTCAATATTATAATTACTATCTAAGAATTTAGTTAGTAACGAAAATATATAATTTATCATTTTTTCTTTAACCATATATAACGTAGTACGATGCATTAAATTCCAGCCAAATACTTCAATGTTACCTATTTTAGGATGATTAATGCGTCCGTTAGTCATCCAATTAGTAAAGTAATGACGAGTTTCTGTTAACTGTGTATTAACCCAACTATCTTTTTTTATCCAATCATATAAGTTTTCATAAAACTCAGAATAATCAATCCCTTGCTTAGATAAATATCTAGCTATGTAGGTAGTGAGACCGTTAATATGAAATGTTTGAATAAAACTAGACCATACTAGTGTATCTAACATAACAGAATGTGGTATTGTTTTTGTAGATACAACTACCTCAATACTTTCTTCCATATCAGTGTCCCCATAACTACCGCTCATATAATCATATACTGAAACTGATTCTAATTTATATAGTTTTTTCTGTAGCAAATTCATTTCTGCGTTTTCTAGTAATTGACATTGTAAAATATTTATACCACTGTGATTTCCTGCTCGAAATATTTTCCAAAAAGCCGATTTCCATGATTCTACTGTTTCCCCAGGTAGTCCTAATATCAGTTCTGTATACACTGGAATATTGTTTTTGTCGCATAGTGCAAATATTTCATCAATTTTATGCTGGTCTAGATTTCTACGTTTAATATTTTCTAATACATCTTGATCCATTGATTGTACACTTACTGTAAGTCCTTGACCAAAATTAGGAGATTCAGTAATTAATTTTTTAACAATTTCTACAACTTCATTCTTTTGATTTTTTGCCCAGGTCATAGAAAAACTTTTCAATTTACCCCAATGATGTTGTACCTCAATTAGTTTGTCAATAATCATATTATCACGCTCTACAAACATGCCAAAATTAGCATCAGTTATTGTCACAAACCCGCAATGCTCTCCTATCCATTGCAATTCGTCATATACACGAGTAAGTTCAAATTTTTTAACTTTATTATAGGTTAAACTTCCCCAATCACAAAATGTACAAGCATAGGGACAACCTCGGTTAGTTTCTAAGGTAGCATTCCAAATGATGTCAGGGTTTTCTAATATTATTTTGTTAAAAATTCCTAGTAGATACGGACTAGGAATCTCATCTAACTCAGTTATACGTTTGGGGTCACCGGTATTAATTAGCCCGGTGCGGGAGTTAATTAATAATCCAGCAATATGTGTATAGTCAGAATCAAACTGTTCTAAAATTTGTTTAAAGGTAAGTTCTCCCTCCATTTTGATTACTAAGTCAATAAAGGATTCTTTTTGAAAGAAATTAGGATCTTCAATTGCCGGTTCGGGCCCGCCAAATACAATCAAACATTTAGGATTAATTGTTTTTATTAATTTAGCTAATTTATAATTATAACGGTGATTCCACACATAGGTAGAAAATGCAACTAAATCATTAGTGCTTAATTTTACTGCTAATTCTTCTACGGGTTCCCGGCGCCATATTAATTGATCTAATTCCCATGATTCTTTTATCTTCTCACTAGTAAAAGCATAACTTAAAATTATTCCCGCAGAATATGGTAAATAATATGCATTAAATTCCTTGGGTCCTTGCTGAAAATTTGGTTGTACAAAACTTATTTTTTTTCTATCTATCATTGTGTATTTATATAAATAGCATAATGGTTAAACATATTATTACGTCTGGGTGTAGTTTTTCTGATTTTTCAGGAACCTGGGCAACACTATTAAATAAAAAAGTAAATGCTAACGTTTACGTATGTGGAGTTAGCAGCGCAGGAAATAGTTGGATAGCTAAAAGTGCAATCCACCAAACTAATTTACTTCTGAAATCGGGTATAGATACAAACGATATTTCTGTTATAGTTATGTGGTCGGGCATAGATCGTAAAGATTTGTTCATATCTGCTGATGAAACAATTGATTATGCCAAACTAGTATCAACATTAGGCCCCAATCCAGTAAGTTTAATTGATACTATTCCGGGATCTATAGTCAAATCTAACTATACTGATGGTTACCTATTAGGAACATATCATTCCTATTTTGAAAATAAAAACATATCACGAATAAAACAAGAATTGGCTATGTATTATTTTTCAGATGAAGCTATGGCGATAGAGTCTTATGAAAATTTTTTAAGACTACAGTGGTTTTGTGAAAGCAAAAAAATCACACTTATTAACATGACCTTTAAGGATATTATGTATTATCCTACAACAAAGATGTTAACAAAAGATTATTATAGGAATATAGCTCCACTAAGTGGAATGCTTGACTTTAATAAATGGTTATTTTGGAAAGATACTGGGGGACTATTTGAGTATGTGAGAGATAATTCCCTTAAATTAGATAAAGATGAGTTACATCCAGCAATAAACTCACATGAACATTTTCTTGATAATTTTCTAATACCAAAACTGAAAATAAATAATATATGTTATTAAAACATTCTTGTAGGTTGCCGGTCGGACATTTTAAAAAATATATTGACGATGATTCAATTGTTCCAACGGAAGTGGTTTTATTAAATTATCAAGAATGGGAATACACTTCAATTGGAGTAGATCCAACGTTTGAAGAATTAGTTGACTATGTAAATAAACATAATTCCTCAATGACTATCATTAATGGATCAATCGAAGCCTCCCCTTTATTATATGATAACACCAATGAAAGATATAAAAATATAAAACCTGTCATATATTGGCCTACTTATTTCTTATCATCCTGGTACTATAAATGTAAGAGAGAAACAAATACTTCACATTTATCAGAAGATGAGTTGATTAAGGAATACAATCAAGAATTTAATTACTTATATATGAGTTTAAACAACAAACCACATTTTCATAGATGTTTGCAATTTGATTTGTTGGTAAAAAGTGATTTGTTAAAAGACGGGGCAGTGACATGGAATAGTTGGTTTAATGCCGAAGGGAGAAAACTAGAAACAAGTTTTTATTATCCTTTTAAATATTGGAACCCGGAGTTATTAATATTAGATGACACTGACATATATTGGGGTTGGGGAACAAAATTACCAAAAGAAATTAAAAACTCTTTTATGCAATTAGTCAATGAAACGGCAGGGCATGTTATTATTTTTAGCGAAAAAATAGTGTTCCCGTTGTTTTTTAACAAATTATTTTTAGTGTCTGGTGCAGTAAATTATCACAAGGAATTACAAAAATTGGGTTTTGTTTTATATGATGATGTATTTGATTATTCATTTGATTCAGAACCAAATGCGGAAATTAGATACACAATGATAACTGCTAATTTAGAAAGATTGCGCGGATACACAAAAGAAAAGTTAAATGAACTTTACACATTGTCTTTGTCAAAGATTGAGCATAACAAAAGAAATTTAATTACCATTTCAAGTCAGACTAAATTTATCCCCAACTATATTGTTGATCTATGTGAAAATAATCCAAACTTTATAAATGATATGGATTGTTATCATTTTTATAAATTTATTAAAAGTGTTGAAGAAGAAACGTTAGATGAAAAAAGAACGATGATTGGGCTAATTAAATTATAATATGAAGGTATGTATATAAATATACAATGGTAGACATTAATTTTATATTTGACGAAGAGTTACCTGAATGTAACACATCCTCAGAGTATATTATACGCCAACTGTTTAAGAATGAACTTGGAAATTTACTATCAAGTCCCGATAACATACGTACTCTTGGTGGCAACATGACCTTCAGGAGTTCATTAGTAGCCAGGCAGTTATTTATGCATAATAATAATGCAAGTAGAGATGTTAATATGGTCGCAATAAACGCCACTCAGTGGAATTCACTCACGCAAGTAGATACAAGTAAAAAATATATTATTCATATAGGAGTTGCAGATTCTCCCGTTGATTGGACGGATAATTTTAAACAGGGAACTTTTAAATCACTTAATAGTAATTATTTACATGATCTGCAAAATAACAAAGCATTATTATTAATAGACCAAACTTTGGAAGGAAATCACGAAAAAAACTTGTGGGAATGGTTTCATATACAATGTCAACTGTATAAGATAAACCCGGCGGCGATCATTTATATGAGTGGAAATCAAAGAATATCAGAAGAGTATGACATTTGGCACCAAAAGCACCATCTATCATCCAAAATTAAAACTATCCCGTCTATTGCATTATCCACTGTTATTAAAGAAACCTATTATAGTGATAATCTTAATATTATATTTGAAAACGTATTAGCCTATAAAAAAAATAATATCACAATGATTTCATTGTATGATTGTATTAATTTTGCTCTCAGACCACATCGAACTATTAATTTTTTGCATTTAAAATATGCAAATTTAATTAATGACGGCAAAATAAGTATGGAATCCTTACAAAAAATTCCTTCTTGGCTTACTCCCACTTTGCGCCAACTGTATACCTCGGGGTTGCCCATTAATTACCTTAAAAATAATAAAAATGATCCAGCGACATGGACAATGGGTGATCCTTCAAAAATACCATTTGGTAATGCGGTCAGCAGAATACAACACGAAGTATATAAAAACACGTGGGTATCTTTAATTCCGGAAACAACTTATTATGATGACTACCCCGCGTTTATTAGTGAAAAAACTTTTAAACCTATAGCATGTCTGCAACCCTTTATTATACTAGGCTCTAAAGGTATATTGAAATATTTAAGAGCTCAGGGATATAAAACTTTTGACGGATTTATAGATGAATCGTATGATGAATGTGATGACGGTCAACGATTTATGGCCATAATCAACTCTCTTAAAAAGATACAAAGTATTCCAAATAAACTTGAATGGTATGCCTCTATGAAAGATATTTTAAAACATAATCAACAATTATTGTTAAATACATCTTTTATGTCATTAGAAAATAAAATAATTGTCAATTACTATAAAAATAGTTTTAAGGAACCAAATGTTTAACGATTTAAGAGATACTGTAGTTACGGGAGATAATGTCATTATTGCTTTGGGTGATAGTTTTACACAAGGAATAGGTGCATATAGTATAGAATCATGGAAAAAATCATTAGAAATTGGTAAGGGTAATGTTTTTAATCTGTCCGGCAAATATTTTAGAGAAGAACAACATAAAAATAATTGGGCCACTCAGTTGAGAGATAATCATTTACCGGACTATAAAGTTTGGAATTTAGGTATAAATGGTACAGGTAATAGAGGTACTATAAAAGAAATGTACTTAAATCCGTTGCCAACTAAGTTGGGTAATGTTATAGTAATATTAATGGCTACGGGACTTGAACGATTTGATTTTCTTAAAAAAAATAGAGTAACCTGCGGACTTTACAATCATTCTAAGTGGCAAACAATTTGGCCGGTTACCTCAGAACGAGGACTAGTTTCGGAAATAGAAAAAGTTTATTTAAATGAATTATATTCTCCTAGGGTAGTAGCAACTGAATTTTTATTAAATGTGGCTGAAGCCCAATATTTTTGTAAAGCTAATAACTATAAATTTATGTTCGCTTCAGCATTTGATTCAACTATATACAAACGCGGCTTAATCGATGACTTAGATGACGACCCAGATTATATAAATATTATTGATTGGGATAATTTAATAACACCCGGTATAACAAAAACATACAAATCATTCAAAACATATATGGATTTATTATGTTTTCATGAAAATGATACCAGATTTAGAACGTTCTTTGAATTACAAAATAATAACATAGTAGAAAACATGCAATTACCATTAAAATATATAACTCCATGTGGTCATTGGACTATTGAAGGGCAAGCATTTGTTGCATCTAATCTGGCTGATGAAATAAAAACTAGAAATCTAGAAATCTAGCAACTTAATATGAATATATTTATAACCGGGGTCGCAGGATTTTTAGGAAGTCATTTGGCTGACCGAATGTTAGCACTTGGGCATGTAGTAAGTGGTAATGATTCTCTAATAGGCGGACATATACACAATATTCCAAAAGATATAACATTTTTTAATATTGATTGCTGTGATTTTAAATCAATGTCTAACATAATGAAAAACATAGATATTGTGATTCATACTGCGGCTACAGCACATGAGGGATTAAGTGTATTCAGTCCGTCATTTATTACTCGTAATATTTTTGAAGCCAGTGTTAGTACAATTAGTGCAGCAATTTCTTGTAAAGTTAAACGCTTTTTATTTTGCAGTAGCATGGCTAGGTACGGAGAACAGGTTCCGCCGTTTATAGAAGAAATGGTAAGTATTCCCGTGGACCCGTACGGTATTGCTAAAGAAGCGGTTGAAAAAACATTGCGTCTACTTGCTAACACACATGGTATGGAATGGAATATTGCTGTCCCACACAACATTATAGGCCCTAGACAAAAGTATGATGATCCATTTCGTAATGTCATGAGTATTATGATTAATCGTAATCTACAAGGTAACCCGGCAATAGTTTATGGCGACGGAAGTCAAACACGATGTTTTAGTTATGTAGATGACTGCATCAATTGTTTAGAGAAGATGGCACTATCTCCTGGTATTACCAATCAATTAATTAATATTGGTCCAGATGAAGGTGTGGTTACTATTAAAACACTTGCTAACATGGTTGCAGAGGAATGCGGATTTACCGGAGATATTGTGTATATGCCTGACCGGCCTCAAGAAGTCAAATACGCTTACTGTAGTTCTGATAAAGCAAGAGAACTACTTGGATATAAAACAACAGTAGATTTAGCAACTGCGATCAAATACACAGCAGACTATATCCGTGCCTCAGGGACTAGACCGTTTGATTATTCATATCCTTTAGAAATCATAAATAATCTAACTCCAAAAACTTGGTCTGACAGGTTAATTTAAAAAGGGATATATGTCCAATAAACAACATTTGCTATTGCATTGGGTACTTGATACCCCAAACAAACAATTAATTTGTAAAGTTAACGATGACTTAACATACATTGCTCATAATGGCGGGCATGATGGATTTACAAAAATATACAAAGGTGTTACTAGCGAAGTAACATTGGTTGAATGGGTTCCTGATGAAAAGTTATGGATTAGTGAACAGTACGGTGAGCAAGTAGGCTATTATCAACCTGATCCTAATCGAGTAAAAAAACATCCTATACGTGGTTATGATCAAACTTGCTTTAATGGATTAGGACCTGACGGAGAATATCTTGATCATATGCAACGTATGCAGATCCTAATGGAAGGCTACGACCAGGCTACAATTTGGCACAAAATTAGGTCTACTGACCGAACCCCATTTTTTTTATTCAGTACACCTGATAAAGGATTGACTATATACAAACGAGCCCCTGCTGAAAGAGTTAGATATCCTGAGGCTCAACAAGATTCCAGCCTTTGGTGGCATGATCATCCACAACCCTGTGCTCAACAACCCTATAGCAAGAGTTATCAACTGAGTTCATACAATGAATTAGAAGCCGACGGCTGTCCTAAATCTATTGTTGATAAGTGCAAACTTGGCGAGTGGGATGCACCCGAACATCCAGAATTACAAGTATACTATATTTATCCAAAAACTATAGAAGAAAATTTTAAATAACTTACAATGAAATAGAAATAACCATGAAAAAAATAGCAATGATTGGGGTTGGGAAACTAGGACAAGACTGTGCTGAAGTTATGGCACAATACTATGATGTAGTAGGATATGATATCGCAGCCCGTGTAACAACTTTTCCTATGAAAAATTCCATACAAGAAGCCGTTCTAGAAAAAGATATTATATTTATTGCAGCCCCTACTCCACATGACCCCATGTATGGTGGAGAAACTCCCTCTAGTCAGTTACCTAATAAAGATTTTGACTATTCTATAGTTACTAACATCTTAGCAGAAGTTAATAAGTATGTAAATAAAAGCCAATTAATTGTATTGATTAGTACTGTGTTACCGGGGACAGTTCGTAATATATTAGAACCTTGCATTACTAATGCTAGATTTATTTACAACCCATATCTTATAGCTATGGGTACTACTAAGTGGGATATGGTAAATCCTGAAATGGTTATCATTGGGACCGATGATGGTAGCGTGACCGGCGATGCAAAAGAATTAATTGAGTTCTATAAAGTGTTTATAGAGAATGATCCTAGGTATGAAGTAGGAACATGGGATGAAGCCGAATCTATTAAAATCTTCTATAATACTTTTATATCTACAAAAGTTGCACTGGTCAATATGATACAAGATGTTGCTGAAACAAATGGCAACATCAACGTAGATGTTGTAACTAATGCATTATCAAACAGCACACATAGGATCACTGGACCTGCATATATGATAGCCGGTATGGGAGATGGCGGAGCGTGTCATCCTAGAGACAATATTGCATTGCGTTTTTTAGCAAATAGATTAGACTTAGGATATGATCTGTTTGATGCTATAATGAAAGCAAGAGAAGTACAGGCAGAACGAATGGCTAAAAAATGTTTATCAATGGGCAAAAATATAACAATTATTGGAAAAGCATACAAGCCGCGTGTAGCGTATACCAATGGTAGTTCTAGTATGTTGGTAGGATATTATATTGAATCTTTGGGCGGCACTGTTAATTATTATGATGAAAATACCGGCGATATGGATTTAAAAGAGCAGTGGACAGAAGTATACCTAATAGGATATTGGGAACCGTATGTTACTGAAATTGTAAATAAAATAATTAATCAAAATAATATAATGATAATTGATCCATGGAGAAAAATTAAAATTAACTCTAATAATATAATACATTACGGCAATACTCGGGGTAGGTCTACTTAATGATGAGTTATATTGAATCTGTGTTAATAGAAATTTGGCCTGAATTAATGCCGCATTTAAATACATTACACATTATTGATTGTCAATTACATACTTCTTTTCCGTTAACAGAAAACAGTATAGTTGTAAAAAATATTACAGATGCTATAGCAAAGGGAAAATTAAAAATTTTATTTTATATGCCTTCTGAAGGCCCGGATATTGTAACAGTGACTAAACTTAATCAAATTGCCGACCTACTTCAAGGTATATGTAATTCTACTGATTTAATATATTTAACAGGGGCAGTAGACGGTAAAAAAGCATATGAATCGGTATATATATCAGAAAATTGGAAAAATAAACTTGTAGTAATTACAGTCAATGCCAATTTTCATGGCAAATTGTTACCCCCCACTCTACCACATAGTAGATTGGGATATCATATTAAATATAAAGAAAAAATATTTTTATGTTTTAATAGAATGCCTAGACAGCACAGATTGGATTTGTTAGAAATGATGTTAACACATAATTATGTCAATTTAGGGTTTTACTCATTTTCTTTTGACTTGATAGAGTCTCTAGCAGTTCATCATTACTTTGACGAACCCGATAGATATATAACTATAAAAAATAATAAAAATATGTTTCCATTAGTATTAAATATGACATCAGAAAGATCAAATCCAATAGATTTAATTATTGACGATTTTCAATATTTTGAAGAAAGTTATTTTAGTATAGTTACAGAAACAGCATTTTATGATAAACAATCCCATGGTATTAATTCTACTTTTATAACTGAAAAAACAATGAAGTGTTTTACAACATTTCATCCATTTATTATGATAGGACGGCCCCATTCATTATTAGCATTAAAAAAATTAGGATATCAAACATTTAATCCTATGATTGATGAATCATATGACTCTATTGAAAATGATGATGACCGATTATCAATGATATTTTTAGAAATTCATAAATTAATGTCAAAGACCCCTGCCGATTGGATTGTTTGGCAAACACAAATCAAAGAAATAGTTATACATAATAATAATATTTTTAAGTCATCGGGTACTAATTATAGTTCAATAAATAATATTAAAGATGTTATATACGGGGATACATATAATTTTAGATAGGAAAAATCATGTTTATAATGCGTTGGGTTAAAAATATAATTAGAGAATATAAACATCGTAAACGACTTAAAGAGTTACGGAAAAGAGATCCGTTTATATACAAATGATAATATATTGCAATGGGGATAGTTTTACGGCAGGAGCAGACTTAGGTGATTACTTATTACCTGGCTACCCCGGCGGAACACCCACGAGCCCATGGGAGCCCGGGCAGCTGCCGCCCAGCATTGAGATATGTAAAAATTGGCATAAAAAAACACATGATACCTCGCACCAACTTGAGAAATTAAGACAAATTAAAATGGAGGAGATACGAAATGAAGAATTTAATATGGCCTGGCCAAATAAATTACATAAATTATCGGGATATCCAGTTATAAATAATGCACAGAGTGGTTCTTCAATGGATCGAATAGCTAGAACCACAGTGTCTGATTTAATTTCTTTAAAAGAAGAACATGCTAATATTATATCAATAATTGGACTTACTGGAATAGATAGATCGGAATTACCCTCTACTCATAAAAGTAAATATAAGATGTGGGCAGATATAATTCATCATAGACCTAATCTTCATCCTGACTATAAGGGTATCCTTGATTTTAAATTACAATATGAAACAGATTATCATTGTTATACAAATTTTTATAAAAATGTAATTCTAGTAAAGAATTTTTGCTTTGTAAACAACATACGATTGTACTTTGTATTACCTATGCCGCTGCCCCCTAAATTTTGGCGCAATGAGTCAAGTTCACCCAATTCTGATGTAAAATTTTCTTATATTGATATAAAAAATATAAAAAATTTAGAAAACTATGCTAATTTAGTGCCTGATATAAATATGACTGATATTGCAATGAGTTGCAAGCTGCCGGAAGTTTATACGCCCGGCGGTCATTTTGCAGAATCTATACATGAGATTGTTGCTGATAAACTTTTTAATATAATTAAACAGTAAATGAATTATATAGGAATTAGTAATGGATTTCATGATGCCGGTATTACAGTACTTGATAACATTGGAAATATTCTATTTGCCGGACATAGTGAACGATATAGTAAACAAAAGCACGATAAAGAATTGTCTCCGCTGTTATTGACAGACGCTCTATCATATCTTACTGACAAGGAATATGAACTTCATTATTATGAAAGACCATGGCTTACTTCATTACGACAACTTAGGGCCGGACAACCAGGTGACTTCAGAACTATTAAAAATCGTATTGGTAAAAAAATAGTAAATCAGTTTAATACTAAAAAAATAACAACACATGCTCATCATCTTAGTCATGCTGCTGCAGGATTTCAAACAAGTCCCTACGAAAAAGCCACAGTGGTAATAATAGACGCTATAGGAGAATTTGATACTATTACTATATGGAATGCATATTATGATATGTTTGGTGTCGCACAATATGATAAACAATGGAGTATGCAATACCCGGATAGTATTGGTCTATTTTATTCAGCAATGACTGAACGAGTTGGGTTGCGCCCACTTGATGAAGAATATATTTTAATGGGTATGGCAGCATACGGAGAACCAATTCATCTGAATGAAATGATGGATGAAATAGTAGATAGCAAAGATATATTAACCTTCAAGCAAAATCTACATACTGGTGTTAGTAAAGATTTCTTACAAGATGCGGATCATATGAACATTGCTAGTAGTAGTCAACATTTAGTAGAACAGATGATTGCTAGAGTAATGAGTAAAGCTAGAATAATAGGCCATAGTAAAAATCTAGTATACGGCGGCGGGGTAGCATTAAATTGTTTGGCCAATAGACTGCTGGGGAATTTCTATGAAAATATTTGGATTATGCCTAATCCCGGTGATTGCGGTAGTTCTTTAGGGGCTGCTGCATTGGGTTACCGTAAACAACTTAATTGGAAAAATGCATATTTAGGATATAATATTAGCGGTCCATATCCTGTTGATAAATTATTAAATGAACTATCTACTAATGGCATTGCTGGAGTTGCTAATGGTCGGGCTGAATTTGGACCTAGGGCATTAGGAAATCGTAGTCTATTAGCGGACCCTAGAGGAAATACAATAAAGGATAAGGTAAATGAAATCAAACGCAGACAAAAATTTCGACCTTTTGCTCCGGTCATTCTCGAGGAGTTTGCTTATCAATATTTTAATATGCCTACTCACTGGGATAATAGTAGGTATATGCAAGTCATCAGTACCTGCAGGAATCCTGAGTTATTTCCTGCTATTGTACACCATGATGGGACTAGCCGTGTACAAACTGTCCCAAAAGATGGCTCAGGAATTAGAGAACTATTAGAGAAATGGTATGTTTTAACAGGATGCCCGATGTTATTAAACACTAGTTTAAATATTCGAGGTAACCCTGTAGTAAATGACAGAATAGATGCTGACCACTTTGAAATATTATATGGGGTAACTATTTGTTCTTGATATATGTTAATAAAATAAAAGTAACCTAGTTGCTTAGTGTAAATATAGAATGCGAGATGTATTTTATTACGGTGAAAAACCAAATATCCACCCAAAAGAAAAATTTGCAAACTCATTAGAAGAGGCAAGACACAAATCTACTACTGATCATTTTTGGATAATTAATGAATTTTGTAATTATAAAAATTTTGATTGGGATTGGGATTTTGAATTCTTAGCAGATAACGATGTATGGGCGGAGGAACACAATAATGTATGGCCTAGCGTCCATCAAAAAGATAGCGGCACATGGTTATGTCCCAAACAAAAATCAGAGATAATTATATATCGTGCTGATGTTGATTCACTTACTAGAAAAAAAGAAAAAAATTCTTGTTGGTGGATATTTCCTGATGTTGATATTAATGCCTTTGATTTTAGTTGGCATCCAGATGCTACTGACCCACCGTTTATATATGCATGGGGAAGTAAATGGAATTATCCGGTACTTGAACAGGTATTAACTTATACAGTACCCGGGGCTACTGAATATAAATATATGCCTGAATTAGTTAAGTTGTTACCAAATAAAACTAATTGGGAAATTCCAGAAGATGTTGATATCAATACCTTTGATTTTAGCTGGCGGCCCAACCCAACCAGTCCGCCGTTTATATATCAATTTGGTACACAATGGCAAAAAACAGGTGGACCACGATATATAGTTGAAAATGCAACAGAGATATCATATATAGATTTGTTTAAATGCACTATTAAACCAAATAAAACCAATTGGGAAATCCCAGAAGATGTTGATATCAATACCTTTGACTTTAGTTGGCATCCAGATGCTACTGTTTTACCGTTTATATATGAATTTGGTACACAGTGGCAAAAAACAAGTGGACCACGATATATAGTTGAAAATGCAACAGAGATATCATATGTAGATTTGTTTAAATGTACTATTAAACCAAATAAAACCAATTGGGAAATTCCAGAAGATGTTGATATTAATACCTTTGATTTTAGTTGGCATCCAGATGCTTCTGCTCCGCCGTTTATATATGAATTTGGTACACAATGGCAAAAAACAGGTGGACCACGATATGTAGTTGAAAATGCAACAGAGATATCAGAAGAGATATCATATATAGATTTGTTTAAATGTACTATTAAACCAAATAAAACCAATTGGGAAATCCATGAAGATGTTGATATTAATGCCTTTGACTTTAGTTGGCATCCAGATGCAAATAGTCCACCGTTTATATATGCGTGGGGAAATAAATGGAATGAAGCGGCACTTGAACCGGTATTAACTTATACCGCGCCAGGAGCCACTGAGTATAACTATATGCCTGAATTAGTTAAGTTGTTACCAAATAAAACTAATTGGGAAATCCCAGAAGATGTTGATAGTAGTACCTTTGATTTTACTTGGCGTCCAAACCCAACCAGTCCGCCGTTTATATATGAATTTGGCACACAATGGCAAAAAACAGGTGGACCACGATATATGGTTGAAAATGCAAAAGAGATATCATATATAGATTTGTTTAAATGTACTATTAAACCAAATAAAACCAATTGGGAAATCCATGAAGATGTTGATATTAATGCCTTTGACTTTAGTTGGCATCCAGATGCAAATAGTCCACC